ACGAGAACGTGAAGACAAGGAAAAAGCAGGGCACTAGGCTCTGCTTTTTCTGTTTCTTCTTGACTCTATCCGGATAGGAAAGTGATTTTGTATTCTGCCATCCATATTTACAAAGCAGTAGTCTATCCATTTAGTACTATAATCTCCAAGCAAAGACTTCACCGAATATCTAATTATCTTAGCCTTGCGCCTAAACCTGTAACCTTGACTTTCCCAATACGGACGAGCCTTCTTCATTTTCTTTTTAGCTTTTCTAATACTAGTCATACGCTACTCCTTTTTGTTCTTCAAAATAGAATACGATAGGCTTATTGAAAGAAGGAGTAAGCAGATCATAAGCGATACTCATACCTACTTGGAACTTTGCAGCACCTTTTAGCAAGCCTTTCGCCTGTTCCTTGATAGATTCACGGAATTGTTCTATACTCATATCCCGCTTTCTAAAGTTACAGGCTCGGCAAGAAGGCATGTAATTTTCCATACTATCCTCACCATGAGAAACGACATACTTACCTTCCTTATCACTCCAACGAGAGTAACCGCCACGATTCTTAGGAACGAAATGGTCTACTTGCATATCTTCGAACTTTATTTCTTTTCCGCAGTATGCGCAATGATGGCCGTACTTCTCCCAAACCTTGATTCTATCTTCCTTTTTCATAACTATTGTTCTATTACTTTCAAATACTTCAACTTTGCGAATCGGTATGAGTTATATGTTTTACCAAGCGTTTTATACACCTTAGATGTGAAGTACAGAATGCAGCCTGTATAATCATCAAAACCTAAGATGATATACTTTTCTTCTACATACCCTGCCACGTATGCCCCAATATCCTTACCTTTATAAAGAACTCGCTCACCTAGATGAGCATAGAAAAATTCCTCATTTGTCATACGCTACTTAAACTTAATTATAAAAAACTCTGTATCAAGCCATTTGTCGGGGCATAAGCCTTTCTTAGGTTTGCCGATGGTGATACTCTCAATCTCCTTCTCAATTCGTGGACTATCCTTGCGGTAGCCGTTGATGAATAGGACGTGGGTATATTGTTTTAACACAATTCTCTGTGCGTCAATATATTTTTTAAGTAAATCCGTTCGCCCTGCCAAAGCCGAGGCAAGATTTCGCACATCAACAATATTGCTGTTATTGTGAAATAATCGTGCTACCCAATACGGCTTTATCTCCCGATACTCTTCCGTCTTTTCGCCTGCCACAATCATATCGAACCACTGCTTACTAACAACAAGGGTCAGAACTTTCTTCTTTTCCCAATAATCGGCAGCTTCCTTCAAGTACTTATCCATTACCTTTGTCAACCTTTCCATTCTTCTCTTTCATTTTAGCGATGCGTTCATTAAAAGCATCATAGTCTTGTTTACTAATCTCAATGACACTCTGGACGATTACTGTTCCGCTAACCATATCATCCCCGAATTTCTCTTCAACACTAGTGATGATGTTCATGAGAGGATAGAACTTAATATCCTTTTCTTCGCCTTTAACACTACACGTAACCGAACTGACGCTAATTTTTTCATCCTTACGCATGAAGGATGCTACTGCATAATAATATCTTTCAACCTCCATAAGCTATAAATTTTAACGATTAACTCTTTTTCTGAACTCAGCAAGCGTACATGGATATTTCGCTTTCGTCTTGTGATAATGTCTGTAGCGATGTATCTTCCAAAAAGAATTTACGAAGTCCTTACATTTCTTGAAGGTGTAGCAACAAGTGCAAGCCTTACATCTACCTGTCGAATGCGTCCAGCAGTATGCAAAAATGAGACGCTCTTTTATAAAACTTCCCATAAGCCTATAATTTTTCTAATTCTTCCTGTAAGTCATTAACTCTCTTCTCCATTTTGGCGATAACCATCGCTCACAGTCCTTTGCTAACATCCCTATCGAGAAGGTAATCTACATTGCGAATCTCGTTATTGCATCTGTTTTCAAGATTAACTCTTAAATCCACAGAATGGCTATCTGCAAACTGCAAAAGTTCTCTTTTACTATCAAGTCCTTTCTTCAGCTCAATAGCTTTCTTTAAATTTTCTTCTTTCATATGCTATAATTCAAAAGCCCCCTCCGAAGAGAGGGCGATTAGTTACTTAACTATCTTCACTAGGATGGTGTCACGCTTAGGAACGCTTGCACTCGGCTTGGAAGTTCCCTTCACTATATCGCCAATCTTAGAGAAATTCTTATCAAGAACGATTACATCATCTACGAAAAAATCACTCTCACCGCGATTGTTGAAAACATTCTTCGCACCCCATACTTGGTGATATTTAATCTTGACCTTCCATCCCTCCACCTGTGCCTTAACCAAGGTGTCGATGAGTTTCTGTTGGTCGTTGCGGTCATTATCAATAGAGAAAGTGAATGGCTCTCCACTGGAGTTCATTCCTGTCTGAGTAATGTTCAAGAGACCATCCCAAGAATCCCAAAAAACACCAGCCTTGCTAAACTTGGTAACTGTACCTACACGCTCTCCGTCAGAGAAGTGCTCCTTACAAGAGGTGAACAAACTTGCGACAACTAAGGTCGCTAACAAAATCTTCTTCATAATTATTATTTTTTAGTTCGACTTTCATTTAAGGGTACACCCCAACCTTTTCCGCACACCACTAGGGAGCGAGGATTGACCGACTTGAAATTTGGTTTTATATAATTATATATTTACCTACTCTAAGAGTACCAAATATCAAAAGTCTTACCTAGATATAGAAAAGCCATTCCGCAAGCCTTCTTCATCCCAGTGGATAACCTTTCGGTCGTGCGTTGCCTGTTGAGGTTGGTTGCTCAGAGCAGGACTAAAGGGATATATCTTTCTAAGTTAGGGTCGTTTTATATATCGGCAGGTAAACCGAAGAGGACGATACTGATGAAACCTCGTATGTCTTGCCAAAAACTCGGGGAAAATAAAAATCCCCAAGTCGTGTGACGCCGACCTAGGGATTTCGTGATTTATATTGAACCTATTGAATACAGGTTGAATATCGAAGTCTTATATCAATCGTCACATTGACGAGTGCAAAAGTAAGAAAAGTATTTGAGACCGCCAAATTTCAACTTTTGCAAAATATAGTTAAAAAGTAATTAAAAATTTGTGTTATAAAAATGTTATCACTATCTTTGCACCCGAAAGATAAGTGGCTGATATAGACAGATTTGTGAGAAATTGGTTGTGACCCCAACGGAATCACTTTTTAGGCGTAAAAACGCAACGTTTAGTCAAGAAAAAATCACAAAAGCAGTTTGTATAACGTATTGAATAACAGATACTTATATAGATTGCTTTTTGTTTTTTAAAGAGATATGTCATAAAGATTGATTTTCTAAACTGGTTTAAAACTGGTTTAAACGCATTTTGGGTATAACTATCTGAATCACAACGGTTTGTATTATTCACGCAAATTGTTGAACGAAGGGGAGTGTTACAAAAATGATACCAACCTTCAAAATTTATGTTACCAAAATGGCAAAAATTAATTTAAGTATTTTTCACAATCGCCAGAAACGTGGAACCTCTCAGAAGGAAGTTTCTATCGAATTGTGCTTTAGTACGAAGGGTACGCGCAAGTATTACTCTACCGGTATCAAGGTGACAACAAATCAATGGTCTGATACCACAAAGAAGATAATCAAGCGCAAGGATGCAGATGAACTCAACAACTTATTGACTGCATACACTTCTAGGGCGCATGAGGTCATTGAGAAGTTGGTGAAAGAAGGAAATTATGATTTGAACGCTGTCATTTCCTTAATGAACGGAGAAGACGAAGGAACTTCTTTCATCGAGTACTGCGAGAGAAGACGAAATGAGCGTAAGGTGTGCGAGCATACCAAGAAACGCTACGATGTCTTTATCAAATTCCTAAAAACATGGGGGAAGATAAAGTCGTTCCAAGACTGCAATGTATCGAAGGTGCGTTCAATGGATGAGTATCTCCACAGACAGGATAAGGCTCAATGCACAATCTATGACTATCACAAGTATCTCAAGTTGTTCATCAATGATGCGATGATAGACGGACTTATTGAGCAGAATCCTTATAAGTTTCTGCCATTCCATATTGGTAAGGGAGAAAAGCAGTATGTTGATTGTGTCACAGAAGAGCAGTTCGCTGCCATCAAGAAATTGAAACTCTCAACACCTCATATTCTCCATGCAAGAGATTTGTTCCTCTTCCAATGCTATACCGGACTTGCTTACTCTGACCTTGCATCGTTCGATTATGCTAGCTGCGAGGAGATTGGCGGCAAGATGTTCTATCACGCTAAGAGAACGAAAACAGATACGGATTTCGTATTCCAACTTCTCAAACCTGCCCTGGAGATACTACAGAAGTATGACTTCAAGCTGCCTAGAATGACGAATCAGAAGTATAATGATTATCTGAAGGCGATCGGGCAGATGGTTGGAGTTGACAGACTGCACACCCACATGGGCAGAGCGACTGCGGCGACCTTATTCCTGTCGAAGGGTATGCCTATCAACATCGTGGCAAGGGTGCTTGGGCACACTACCTTGCGCCAGACTACTAGATACGCACGTACATTAAATAAGGACGTACAATCTGCTTTCGATGCTCTCGAAGGAAAGATGTAATATAACAAGGGGAGTCTTCGCAAAGAAGGATCCCCTTTATCGTATCAGCCGACAAGGCTTTTGTCTCTTTCAGCAATCTTCTCGCTGATGATTTGCTTTAACTCCTTAACCACTCCTTCCTGTACTAGCAACTTTACTTTTGTTTCTGCTAGTTCTTTCAGCAGTTTTTCATCCGTCTGCTTGTCTGCATCGTAAAACATACTGCCTCTGCCACAAAGTAGCCAATCTGCTGATATGTCTACGTATGTAGTCAGTATCCTGTCTATAAACTCCATTGAAGGCTCCTTTGTGCCGTTCAAATAATTGTTCGTAGCAGCAGGTTTTGCCCCGATAGCGTCAGCAAACCCTCTGTTAGACAGCCTGTAATGGTCTTTTACCTCGTTGATTCTATCTCTTAATCCTTCCATACTGCTAGTGTTTATAAATGTGTAAATACGTAAATTAACTATAAATAAATGTCTATATGCTTGGATATTTGTCCACAAACATGTATCTTTGCATCCGTAAACGAGAACAAAACTCGTTCAAAACTTATTTATGGTGCAAATTTACAAAAAATAATATGAATAAAGTCGTAAAAATAGAAAAAATATTGATTGATAAAGATAAAATTCCTAAAATCATGAAAATTTTTGGTTGTGGCAAGACTACTGTCTACAATGCTCTTGCTTACCGGAGTAATAGCCAACAGGCTCAGGACATTCGTTCCTGTGCTCTGAATCGCTACGGAGCAGAGCCTGTTAAGGTGCCACAACTAGTGAGTGTGTAAATGTGTGAAATATTTGGCTGTTGAACTTTTAGATTAGTTATTCAGACAAAATGCGTTTTAAATTGGATATGCGTGAGCATAGAGTTAAACGATTGCTTAAGAAAGGTTCTTTTTCTTATTTGTAAACTATCAATTCACTCTTGTGCGTGAGCATAGGAGTGATACATGGGAATCGAGCTAGCTCACTCGGAGTGAGCGGTGAAACCCGAGCAAAGGCGTTCAACTCGCCTCGAATCCCCAAAATAGTTTTGGATATTGTTATTATAATGTTTCTTGAAATCGTTAGGTGTGGAGCGGTATAGACCCAGTGGCAATATAAGTTGTTTGCGTTGAATTCATGCGCCACGAACCATAAGGAAATGTTGTGGTCGAGCATTCTACCAGCACCTTTCGTTTTAGACCTTATTATATATAGCAGTTTCCGGAACAATCCCATTGCCCGATTGTGGGCATAAGTTCTTTGATATGTTGGAAAAGTGTAAAGTCGAATAGTGTTAAGTCATTATAAGGGGATTCCCGAGCATCAGTCTTTATGACTGATAGCTAAAGCGGTGAGCATGGCTCTTAAATTCATGGTAGCGCATGATGCCGTTATCCACCGATAGTGTAACTGGTAGCACGCCCGAAACTGTTTTGTGTAAATCCTTAAAACATTCTTATCAAATCGGGAAGTTGGGTCCGAATCCTTAAGGTGGACTATTATGTATTTGTTTGTTGTGTATGATTATTCGCTGCAGCGGCAGCAAACATTGTTTAAAAAAATTTTGATTCTTTCCTGCTCGTCCGTGAGGATGGGCAGGTTTTTCTTAAACTTCAAAATCAATGGCTTATGATAGATTTATCCGAACCTACTCTCCACAAATACCGGAGAAAGGTTCTCGAAATATACAGAGAACTCGAAAGAAATCCTTGGGCACCCTTGGGAATCTTTGAGTCGAAGCTGAGGAAAATAAATATCCTCAACTCTAAAATTAAAAATGTGTCCTCAGACATCGGAAAGCCCGAGGGCGAGTATTCAAACTCTACAAATGATAATTACATGCAATATGGTTTTAAAAAGAAAAACTCCTCTCAAGAGGACACCTATAAAGAAGACTCCTTGGGATAAAGCCAAGAAGGATCAAGAGAAGAAGAAGGCGAAAGCCGGACTTAGCAAAAGTAAGCTGAGAGATAAGCTAGATGCGGTCTTCTCTAAATATATTCGACTGAAATATTCTGATGATAAAGGTTATTGCCGATGTATCAGTTGCGGCAAGGTTTTCCCTTGGAAGGAAATTCAAAACGGTCATTACATGTCGAGGCGTTACATGTCAACCCGATTCAGCGAAGATAACTGCCGGCCACAATGTGTAGCTTGCAATATTTTCAATCAAGGCAATATCCAAATGTATCGCCGTGCGCTTATCAAGCAGATTGGCGAACAGAGGGTTGACTTGATAGAGGCTCGGGCAAGAACTGAAAACAAGAACTGGTCACTCTTCGAGTATAATCAGTTGATAGCCTTTTATCAGAATGAAGTAGACAAACTTTTAGAACAGAAACATTTATAAGAATAGATTATATGAGTAAACTAGGTACAAAAATCAATGTAGAATTGGTAACACAAGGGTGTTTCCCAACGAAGTCGTATGAGACGGATGCCGCTTACGACCTTCATTGCAGCAAGGACACGGAAGTATTTCCAAACAAACGCTTTTACGTTCCGCTCGGGTTCAAGATACAACTTCCTTCAAATATGAAATTGCTGATTCAGCCACGTAGTGGCATGTCGGGCAAAGGAATGTTGTTAGATGTTTATTTCCCTTCATGGCTCTTTCATGGCGACTATCTAGGCAAGGTTAGAGCAAACCTTGATGTAATTCTCGGTTTGATTGATTGCGGATATGGCGAAGAAGTCCATGCTATCGTCAAGTCGGGCAGATGGAGGCTAAAGCATCGCATCATGCGTCTGCTCGGTTTCAAGTTCGTTATTCCTTATTCCCAACGCATCTGTCAGGGTGCCTTCACTTACGTTCCAGATACTAACTTGGAACTTGGCAAGGTAACCGGCACTCGTAGCGGTTTAGGATCAACAGATAAGAATTAGTTTTTAGCGTTATTTTACATAATTTTAAAATCATTTTTCCTGCTCGTCCGTGAGGATAGGCAGGTTTTTAAAAACGAAATCATGAAAAAGAATATCAGACAGAATTTCTTCAATCATATCAAGAAGGTACTTGATATAGTTGACAAGATGGGGGATGAGGCAAAGCATTTCCGTTGCATCGTCCTCATGGGTGACAGAACCATTCCGAAGGCATACGCATTCATGCACGCATCGCCCGAAGACCTCAAAAACCTTATCTTGAACGCCATGCGAAATAGCGACCAGTTTACCTACGCTACTGCAAGAGCATTCGAGGAATACGATAAGGAACTGAGAGAAAAAGAAGAAACTTTAAACAAAGATAAAAATGAAGAAAATCCTATTCAAAACACTTAAGCTGCAAAATTTCTGTGGCATCCGTTCCGGAGTCTTCGATTTTGGAGAAGACTTAACCGTTATCTCGGGAGACAATGGAAGAGGTAAGAGCACTATCGGCAATGCCATCATGTACACATTATTCGGTACTGATACCAACGGCATGCAGCTCGACATCAAAACCTTCGATGAGAATCACAATATTATCAAGGAGATAGAGCATTCATCCGAGTTGGTTATGTTGGTAGATGGTGATGAAATCTCATTCAAGCGAGTTCTGACCGACAAGTGGAAATGTGATAAATGCACCAACACCTTCAAGTACTATGTTGATGGAGAATTGACTACCGCCGGAGATTTCGGCAAAGTAGTTAACGACATCTTTCAAGAAGACCCATTTTCGTGGTGCATCTGTCCTAATCTGTTCCTTGGTATGACATGGCAGAATCAGCGTGCATTCCTCCAGTCGTTGGCAGGTGACATTTCAGTCGAAGACATCACGAAGGGCGAAGAGAAGTATGATTATCTTGTTGAACTCCTCAAACAGAAAGATATTGATGCCATCCTTCACCACCTCAAGCACAAGCGTACAGAAGTTCAGAAGGAACTCGATGCGGTTCCTATCAGACTTGCCGAACTCGACAAGACCCTTCCACCAAAGCAGGATTGGGAGGCCATGGGTAAAGAAAAGGCTGAACTGCAAGAAAAACTGACGGAGATTGACAACAAGATTCAGCAAATTCGCACAGGTGGAGCAGACAGAGTTCGCCTTGACGCAATCAGAAAAAAGATTGAATTTGCCGAAAAACGCAAACGAATGATGGAGCAGGGCGCAGACAAGGAGTCTACCGATAGCATGACCAAGCACCAAAGCGATGTTCTCAACGCCAACGCAGCCTTCAACAAGGCAGAATCTACGGTTGATAACCTCAAAGCAGTCATGAGTGGCTATCCTACCACCGAGGTTCAGATAAATGCTCAGATTGAAGAGTGCAAGAAGAAGGTTGGCGACTTGAACAAGCGTAGCGATGAGATTGCCAAGCGCACTTGGGAATGGGATGATAAGGAAGGTTTCTGCCCTCATTGCGGTCAGGCTCTCCCTCTCGGTGATGTTCAGCTCCTTAAACAGGAATCTCAGAACCGGTTCAATTCTCGCAAGGCAGAGGATATGAAGGAACTCAACAATGAGTTTGCCAAACTCCAAAGCGCATACACCGAACTCAACAAAGAGTTGGATAAACTGAATGATGATCGTCAGACCACCACAAACCAACTCGTCAAGGCTCATCAAGCGCTCAAAGATGCCGAAAAGCATAAGGCAGAAGTTGATGCAGATGTTCCACGTACCTACGAGCAGATTCTTGCCTCCAAGGAAGAGTATCAGCAGGTAGTGAAAGAGATTAATGAGTTGCAGGCAGAACTCGACAAGCCATCTGAGAGCAATGAAGATAACGACAAGTTACTTCAAGCACTCGCTGAAGAGCAAAAGCCGCTTTCTGACAGATACGATGAAGTCCTCGAACTCCTCGCCTCAAAAGCATCTTACGACAACATAATGACTCATATCGAAGCAGCACAGAAGGATAAAGCCATCTTTCAAGAGCAGCTTGATGATATTGATGATAAGCTCAACATCACAAACGAGTTCTATCAGTTGTCTTGCAAGGCTCTCGAAGATAAGGTCAATCAGCACTTCCGTTTCGTAAAATGGAGTCTGTTCCTTCCAAAACTCGATGGTGAGAAGAAACCTTATTGCGAATGTTATCACAATGGTGTGCCTTACAGCCGCCTCAATGGTGCTGCAAAGGTGAATGCCGGAATCGACATCGCTCGCACTATCGGTCAGTTCTATGATGTATCGGTTCCTGTTGTGCTCGACGAATGCGAAAGTGTTAACCATCCTCTCAGCACAGGCGGTCAGCAAATCCGTCTTGTAGTATCAAAGGATGATAAACTGAAAGTTGAGTATTTCGCTCTGGCCACAATGGATTGAAACGCATCATGCAAATCAAGACGAAGTTCGATATAGGTGATGCAGTCTATCTGCTCGATGGGTACAAAATCCGACATGCAAACATCGTTGGTGTATTCTTTCAGCAGATAGGCGAGGCACCTTGCTCTATTCAGTATAAGTTCGCAGTTTTCCCAACAAGGAAAGAAAGCGAAGTGTTTAAAACAAAAGAAGAATTAATCAAACATATAAGTAAATAAAAATCATGGCAGAAAGTTTAAAATTAGAAATGTTGGTTGACAAAGACCTTATCAAAGGTACTCTAGCGTTAGGAGGAGGCATGAAGGACGGAACGGATTCGGACCGAATAAAGAAGTGGTTAGATAGCCACGATAGAGTAGAGGTTGATCCAAAAGAACTTTTTCCGGAAAGTGGTGAAATCAACCTTGCTTTGGGAACAATAGCCTTGGCTGGTATCGCTAAGGAATTAATCAATCATAAATAAGAGGAGAAGTAATCATGGCAGAAACAGCAGTAGCAAAAGCACAGCCTTCTCAGAAGGCAGTAGCAGTTAAGAATTTTCAGGCGGTAATGAACAATAGTTATTACCAAAGCCTGTTGCAGAGTTCACTAAAGGAGAATAAAGGTGCTTTCTGCACCTCACTTATGGAAATCTTTTCATCCGATGAAAAGTTGCTCCAGTGCAAACCGAATGATTTGATGGCTGAGGCTCTGAAAGCAGCCTCCCTTCGCTTGCCTCTTAATAAGCAGTTAGGACAGGCGTATCTCCTTCCGTTCAAGAACAAAGGAGTAATGACTCCTACGCTCGTTATCGGTACAAAGGGTTATCTCCAGTTGGCTATGCGTACTGGCAAGTACGAGACAATCAACGCTGATGTCGTATACGAAGGCGAGTTCAACCATTACGACAAGGTTACAGGAAAACTCGACCTTTCGGGTGCTCAGATTTCAAATACTCCATGCGGTTACTTCGCCTACTTCAAGAAGAAGGATGGTCTTACCAAACTTCTCTATATGACACTTGATGAGGTATGCCGGTACGCAAAGCAGTATAGTCCTACCGTTAAGTTCAGCGAAAAGGTTGATGCTGAGAAGCTGAAGGAAATGGCTCTCAAGCAGGCTGCCAACGGAAGTGGCGAAGGCGTAGGATGGTATTCCAACTTCGAAAGTATGGCCATCAAGACTGTTCTCAGAAGACTCCTGTCGAAGTGGGGAGAACTCTCTATCGAATCAAATGACATCACAAACCTTGATGAGGCTCCTTCTGCCATCGTTCAGCGTGATGAGGAGTTTGCCGAGGCAAAGAACGTTATCACGGTCAATGCTGATACCGGTGAAGTCGTGAATGCCGAGGAAGTACATGATGAGCAGCCACAGGCTCAAAAGTTTAGTTTAAGTTAAGTATGAAGCTGATAGTAGTAAATAGCAATAGTCAAGGCAATAGCTACGTACTGGAGGCAAGTAATGGTCAGCAGCTTTGCATAGAAGCAGGTCGTCCGTTGCAGGAAGTAAAGAAAGTTGCAAACCTCAAAACATCAAAATGCGTGGGAGTGATTATCAGTCACTCCCACGGCTGAAAGGCGATCATGCAAAAAATGCCAAAGACTTTCTGCGAGCAGGAATCGATGCTTACTCTACCGAAGAGTTATCCGAGAAATGCAAGGGAGTAAAAGGCATGCTTAAAGAACAGACCTATCATCTAGGTGCTTTCAGCATAACCCCGATGAAGGTAGAACACGATGTGCCTTGTTTCTCTTTCCTCATTCATCATCCGGAAATGGGAACCATGATGTTCTTTACCGATTGCTACAATATGGAAAATGTAGTTCAAGGGTGCCGGTACTTCTTGGCAGAATGCAACTATGATGATTCTCTCCTAGAGAAAGCCGTAAACGAAGGCAAGACGATAGTCAGCCAAGCCGACCGCATCCGTCTTTCCCACATGAGTCTGGCTCACTCTATCGAGTATCTCAACGAATGCAAGGCAGCCAATACCGCCAAGCGCATCGTTCTCATTCATGGTTCAGCACGCCATCTTAACCCCGATGTTGCCGTAAACAAATTCCAGCAGGTCCTCGGCGTTCCAACCGACTATGCTTGCAAGGGTTTAGTAATCAATCTAATGTAATTATAATAATATGAGTGTATACAATCCTAATGATCCTCGTGACTATCTGAGAATCGTGAAGGAAGTTCAAAAAGCCAAAGAATGTGGGTATAATATCGAACTGAAGAAGTTCCACCCCATTCAGACCGACAAGCAGTCTAGTTATCTTCACTTCATGATTAGCTATCTCGCCCTAAAGTTAGGGCAGACCTTCTACGAAACGCTTCGTGATATTCAGCGCAATATTTGCAGCTACATCTTCTATACCGATGAGGTAGACAAGACAGGCAACCGCAAATACAAGCCTCTCACTTCCCTCAATACAGCAGAGGCTAGCAGCGTTATCCGAAACGTGATAGATTACGCAAATGTCCGCAGTATCATGATTCCGGAACCCGATGACCAAGTGGGTTTGCAGTATTGCAAGCGAGAACTCGAGAACTCGGGTGCCGGTTGGGTATAAATCATCAAAATCATATAGCTTATGAAAACGTTAAAGGAAATCCATTCAGAGGCAAATAAATATTCGGAAAGTGAACCTCTTCAAGATGCTTTTGTAGCCGGTGCAAGATGGGCGCTTACGGGTAAGTATTACAAGCCTTCTGAGTTGTTCGACAATAATGCAGAAGTGGAGACGGTAGACTTGGAGGTTGAAGAATCTTCTGCTATCATCCAAACTGAGCCAGCTCCAACATTTGAGGAGTTTTGGGAAGCTTATTCTTACAAAAAAGGTAGAAAAAAGGCAGAAGAAAAGTGGAACAGACTAAAGCTAGCCGATAAATTAGCTTGCATGGCAGCCGTTCCTGCTTACGTGGCATCGACCCGCAAGCCGACCGACCCGATCGTACCTCATGCTAATATACCCTTCCGCATGCATCCACTCACTTATCTGAATGGTGAAAGATGGGAAGACGAAATAGAAACACCTGTAAATTATGAGCAACAACGGAATATCCAACGTTCAGAGCGCGCTGCCCGACTCATCGCGAGTGCCTATCATCAGGGATAAGGCAAACTATCAGCGTCCTGCAACCTTAACTGAGGCTATAAAGAAGAATAAGGAAACCATGTTGGATATACAGAAACGTGGTGGACTCAGAGACCTCGTAGGATGGGTAACAGGACGACTGATAGACCTTCTCTATTATCTGGGTGCCTACGATAATGCGACAGATTATCAGATTCAGTTGCTTGCTCAGCGCATCTGTACAAAGTATTTCTACATAACTCCTGCAGAACTTGATTACTTCTTCGTAGCCTTCACCAATGGTGAATACAACAAGCTCATCAACAACGGAAAGACAATCAATCCACAGGATATAATGAAATCCTTGATAGCTTACGAGGCAGACCTGCTGAAGGAGCGTGGAAGGGTAGAGGACGAGCGCAGAAAAGAAGAAGAGCGACTGAAAGCGATAGAGGATGCAAAGAAACCTCATGGCATAGAGGCATGGAGAAACTACTGCAAGTCGAAGGGTTTAGACCCCGATACGCATACATTGCCATCCGTCAGCCTCCACGATGTCAATAAGGAACTGAACATTCAAAATCCTGGAAGAATGACCGACTTAAGATAAACAAACAATAAAAAATGAAAGTTATGAATACAATTCAAACAGATGTTATCATCGTGCTAGCTATCCTGTGGTTGGTAGCTATAGCAATCATCGTTGCAGACCGCATCAAATACCGCAAATACTATTTTAGTAAAGGTAAGATGGTGGTCCTTCGCATCAACAATCCCGATGTACGGGACCGCCTCAGCTCAGAGGGGTTATTTCTCTGCCAATGTGCATACTACAACACCCACAAGTATCTCTACACCATCGAAGGTGATCGTATCTGTGGTTTTACCGAAGAATGTACTCATCTGATAGAAGATGCTATCAAAAACCATCAAGAGGTAATTGATTGTGATATTGATGTCGGCAAGTTCGTGAGCGAGGTCAAGAAGTTACAACAGGAGTATGAAACTAAAGAGGAGGAATAAGTATGATAGACACAAAGGTTTTAGAAAAGATAGCACAACTTGATGATGCAACAATATTACGACGTTTGCCAGATAATGAAAGATCCTTCTTTGAGTATGGCTTCCAGCGTGGGTATAATCGGGCTTTGAAGGATTTTCTTGATGATTTACTTCCAAAGGAAGGAGGCAATCATGATTAAGCCAGTAACTATGTACTCTGTCATTTGTGATAGATGCGGAAAGCACTTTATTGATGAATTTAATGGCATTACGGCTTGGTTAGACGAAGGAACTGCAAAAGAGCAAGCAATGGAAAGCGAATGGGCAGAGATAGGCGATAAGCACTACTGCCCAGAATGCTATGAGTTTGACGATGAGTTAGATGAGTATGTTCCTAAAAAGAAAGGAGATGAGAATGAGTAGAAATTTAATGAGAATGGCGTTAATAATGGCTGCTACGGCAGCTTATGCACAAGATGATATTTTCGGGTGTTCAAGTCCTAGACTTGACGCACCAAGCGGCAATATTCCATCTGATAAGCAGAAGTGTCAGCCAAAGGCGCAGCATGAGTTCACCATCAAGGGTGTTAAGATTATGGCAGCTTCTAAGAAGGATGCTATCAAAAAGTATAATCATCGTAAAAAGGATATAAATAGATAGAATATGAGTGAAAAAGTTATCACCTCGTACAAGGCTTTCGACAAGAATATGAAATGTCGTGGATTTCAGTACGAAGTAGGAAAAGAGTATGAAATGGACGGAGAAGTCAAGTGTTGTAACCGAGGTTTCCACGCTTGCAAGTCTCCAATTGAAGTGTGGGACTACTACGATATGCTTAACTCTCGCTATGCAGAGGTAGAACAGTCTGGTAAGATTGAGAAAGAAGAAAATTCGACAAAGGTATGCTCTTCGCACATTAAGATTAAGGCTGAATTGAAGCTGGCTGACATCATAAATATCGGAGTCGAGTGGCTGAAAGATATAACATCACCATCTAAAGTTAAGGCAGATGGTGTATTAAACGACAACGGAGATAGAAGAAAACAGATTGGCTCATCGGGCGACTCTGCTAAGATTGGCTCATCGGGCGACTATGCTCAGATTGATAGCACTGGAGAAGATTCCGTTATCATGTGTGCTGGCAATAGTTCCAGAGCAAAAGCAAAGGTAGGCTCATGGATAACGCTGGCAGAATGGAAATGGAGCGATGAAAAGAAACGTGATGTTCCAGTATGTGTTAAGACTGAGTACGTTGATGGAGAGAATATCAAGGCTGATACTTGGTATCAACTTAAAAACAGAAAGTTTGTTGAAGTAACTGAGTAACTAACCATCCTGCAAAGGATATAAATATAAGTAATATGGGTAAACAAAGAAAGAACCCACCTTGTCCTGTTTTTGAGAATATTAGATGTAAATATTCTGTGCAAGGGCAAAAGTGTAGAATAGATGGGTGTTATGACCCAGCAGAAATTGATAGAAATAGTAATATTCATTCTAAAATATAATTAATATGGAAGATTATCAGAAAAGAATGCTCGATGAGCATAGTGAGTTGAAAGACCGTTGGCTAAAGTTGAATGCAGCTTTAGCTAAAGATGGCTTCCGTGAGAAAGTTGGGGACCATCAGTTTAAATTGATGAATGAGCAGTCGTTAGGTATGAAGAAGTACTACCTCGCTTTAACTGCTCGTTTGACAGATATGGGCTTGTTGAATGGTGACGCAATGCCTGAGAAGTAACTAACCACCCTCTCCTGCAAAAGGGAGAGGGTAAAAAGAATAGAATATGAATGCAAATAAAATAACATTAGCTGGCTATATTGTATATCTCCAAAGTATGTATAAACGATATGGAAATATAAGTATAGCGCAACTAAAGCATATAGAAAGAAACAGAAAAAGGAGGGTAAGCAATGAGTAAAGAAAAAGCTATTAAATATATCAAAGCAGCGTGTGTTGCTATTGACGAAGAACCATATCCATGTACAACAAAAGCTAAGCTATTGTTAGTGGAAGCACTTAAAGAGTTGGATTGATTATGATAAGAGAAGAATTACAAAATCAATTCGGCATTGCTATCTGTGAGTATTGTCGTAAGCACGTCATTTCCGAATATAATCTTCGTAAAGGATGGGTTTGCGAGAAGAGTTATCATAAGGAAGCACAAGATGGCTACGCAGCAGAAAATAACATAGAATTGGAGGATTGATTATGATTCAAATACACAAACACGACAAGGGTGAATTGTATTCTATATATGGTTTCTTCATTGACCCCGACAAAGATGTATGGGTTGACAAGAAGCAACTTATGGAATTATACAATGAGATTAAGAAAATAAAAGTGGAGGAATAGTTATGGCATGGGTAGCAGTAGATTATATCGGAGAATGGATATTCAACTACAAGCCTGATATGTGGGCTGGTGATTGTATCGAACATAATTATTGGTTGCCACAAGATAGACATGGAGCTTATGGTTTTCAACTTCCACAAGGTAGCATTAAAAAACTCATCGGAAGGGAATTATCTTGGAGCGATGAGCCAGTAGAACTTAAATAAGAGTAATATGATATTCTATAGATTTGGTGAAATACCTAAAAATGAGAAATCATGTATTTGGAAAGGTGAAGAAAAAGTTGGGGAAGAATTAGGAGTTTCGGTTTATGAAGCTCATAAAAACATTAATGGAACATACTCTCCCGTTCTTCCATTTCCAATAAATGAAAAAGTATTTGATGATTTTATACATCATGTAGCATACTTTACTGGCAATAAATATTTAGTAACAGGTGATTTGTTAGATGAAACTGGTACTGATGGTGAGCCATTAATTAAAAATGTAAAAATATTAATGAAATTATAGCTTATGAAAACAGAAAATATCAAGTTCAAGGCTAAACGTCTTGATGGTAAAGGATGGGCAATCGGAGATTTGCTGCATTCCTACGAGAATGGCACTATCATAGTTCTCATAGAAGGTGGCGGTGCTTTCTCTGTTGATCCAGATACAATCTGCCAGTTTACAGGACTGAAAGATTGTGAAGGCAATGAGGTTTGGGAAGGAGATATAGTGGAACGTGAGATATATGACCTATTTAAGGGTTCCTCCAAGGTAAAAGCAGTAATCGAATATATGGACGGAGCATTTGTTGCTATTACTGATGGAATAGCTTATTCTTTATACTTTAAGTATCTTAAAGTTATTGGCAATAAATTCGATAAAGAGAAGTAGTATATGAAGATTAGATTAGCAAAGAAAATTTTGAAAATAATGAGAAGAAGTACCGATTCACGTTACTTCGATTCAGAACATTCAGTTAAGGAAGATAGTAGGTTCTTTCCTAGATTGAAGTATTTCTATAAGAAAGCGACTATCAGATGGAATAAGGCAAATTGGCCGAGTGCTAACGAAAGCTTGTTTCGTGCAATTTTGAGAAATTCAAAGGAGTGTAGTCGTTGTAAGCATTATAAAGGTAATGAGTTTATCGGCAGATGTACCAAGCTGCATAATGATGTTGAAAGCAGCGACTGGTGTAGTGGAACGTTTTTTATTAAAAATAAATAGCGTATGAAAATAAAATTATTCAAGAAGATAAAGCACTTTGTGCCGAAAGCATTAGAGACTATTGCGATAGCTTTTATCATTATTCTCTCGTTAGATATTCTTTGTCTTATTTTTGATGGATGGCACCTTAATGAAGTAATGTGCAAAACGACTTGTGATTTACATGATAAGGGGTTTGCCTTTTTTATTACATTGATTATTGTGCCTTTTATTGTAGATTGGTTTATTAAATACAAATATAAAAAACAAGCCATTATGGATAAAACAGATTTACATTCATCATTACTCTTCCTAATGCTTAAACTGGAAGAGGCAAAGAGCAACCCAATGCAAGACAAGAACTTTGTTGAAGCATTGACGGAAGTGCTCAGATATTTCCGTGATAACGGAGAGTTAAAGAAAGCCTATGAGCTTCAAAAGGATTCATTGGCAGATATGGCTAATAGCCCTTGGGCGAAACTGGTAATTGGCATGCTTACCTCAAAAATGCAAGAAGACAAAGTTGATGCAGAGTTACCAGACATTGATGCCATAATAAAGGAGAGTTCTTCTGATGAGTTCATAGAAAAGAAAATCAAGGATATTCTTGGCGATTAACCCACAATCCCCACCCAGCTATCACAGCCGAGCGGGGATTTCTTTTTGCAATGAAACAATCTACTTAAAACCTAATTAATAAACTAACTAAAAATAAAAAAGTAAAATCTATACCAATCTATCTATATATTTATCTAAATCCTTTTCGTACCAAACTAGCTCGGTCCATCCTTTCCGCTTTTTACCCTTTGGCAGCCTGCCTTCTTTCACAAGGCGGTCAAAGGTGGCCCTGGAAACATGAACATAGCCGCATGCCTCAGCCTTGCTGATAGGCTCGTCTTTGTTGGCAATGCGGTGCAGAAAATCTAACATGAACGCATTTTGCTGTTTGTTAGTTAAGCATCTTCCGCTCTGAATCCGCTCATGAAATTCCATCAGGAGCGAATCAATCATCTGCAGTTCTTCGCTAATCTTCGCCATAAGCTAGCACTTTTTGTTTCTGTACCAGAGAGTAAACCCAATCGCGCAAGCCGCCAGTATGAACAGAAAGGCAATATAGCATCTGCCTAGCGACATCAGCCTTTGTTCGTTCTTCGTCAGTTGCCGCTCTATAGGATAAGGAACGGCGACAGAATCCGTCTTGATGATCGTGTCCGTCTTCACCTTATATATATTATGATACCGGTCACGGTAAACCACCTTATTATGGAAAACCGTATCACCTTTCTGAAAAACATACACCGAATCCTTCATACAGATACTATCCAACTTAGCAAAAGTATCAGTTCTGAATACGTATTCAGTTCTAACAGAAGGAATCTTGATATACTCCTTCGTCTTGCATCCAGTAAACGCCAATAGGATAATTCCAATCGCCAAGCCGATGCAAGCCCATTTCCAAAACCTTATGTCATACCATTTCATAAGCTATATCTCTTTGTATTCAACTTTAGCATCAAAGCAAGGACACTCCTTGATTCTCTCCCAAGGATCCACCACGCCATTATGGTTCTTGTCGGTCGAAATATCCCTGTGCCCTAAGATTTCGGCATCCGGATATTTCTTCTTCAACTGAGTGAGCAGAGTGATAAGCGATTTCTTCTGTTCCTCAGTTCTGTTGTCTACCGCCTTCCCCTTCTTGTTGATGCCGCCAACATAAGCCACATTGATAGCCGTAGCATTATATCCCTTCACGCCGTTGCTAACCATTTCTACCGGCAGCATCTGGTGAATCCCACCATCAGCAGTAATCACGTAATGATACCCTGGGTTATTCCAGCCTTTTCGCTTAAACTCATCCCAAAGTTCCTTCACGCCCCATTTCTGAGAAGAGGCACTGCAATGAACAAAAATTCTCTTAATCAGTCTCATTTCTTCTCCTCCTTTCCCTGCTCCTTCATAATCTCAGCAAAAGCTCTGGCCAAGTCTTCTTTGTTCTCCAGAAGAATGCTTACCGTCTTCTCCTGCTTCCGTATCTCAGCCTTCTGCCAGCTCTTCTCTCTTACGCTTACAAATTCACAGAACACGCAATAGCCTGCCCATATCATAGAGAAGACAGGGAAGGGGAGAACCGTACAGGCTATCAGGTCTATGCAGACCGTCACCATGAATGGAGAAAAGTATTTCCTCGCCTTGTCGCAAGTCTTCTTGAATCCTGTACTTGTCGTAGCCAGTCCGTTCTCTTTCGCTTTCTTGATACCGAAGAACAGGTCCACGCCCATAGAAATGATAAGAGCACCCATGCAGATGGCAATAACCAATGCCGATCTGTACAGGTGCTCTTGTAAAAATGTATGTACTATCTCTGCCATATACCATTATTTTTGATTAATGGCTACAAAGATAAAAGGCTTTTCAATAGCTTTTGCCGTGTTCCAACTTAGCTGTTCATGTACCACCAGATTTTATCTGTAGGGTGGTTTGTCGATTCGTCACAGAGGAAACTGATAGCCAGTTCCGAGATCCTTTTTCTTGTGGTATCTTTGTTCTTCGACCATTTGCCCACCACGTCTATATGGTCAGCATACATCTTATTCATCGTTACCGCAAAATCCCAGAAGTTGTAGTCCGGTATGTTCCAAGATAGCCGGTCATAATCATCCTTCAACTCATCAAACCCGAAGTAAGGCGCATACTTTTTATGAACATCATCATCAAAATAATAGATGTTGGCGATGCAGGCTCTGCCCAGTTGCTCGTCAAAGTGATGCTTCCTTTCCATCCAGTAAAGCAGATTTCTCTGCACAATCCTCTCTTCTTCCTCTGTAAACCCGCACTCATCGTTTCTTAGCATCCCGAAGGCAGATTCTGCTATTCGATAGAGCGATTTTGATAAATCCATAAGCGTAAAGCATTAAAGTGAATATGATAAACACATGGTGCATCTCCAACTGCTCGGGAGTGATGAGCCAGTGCTGATAATACAATCTGATTGCGTTGATACCGAAAAAATAGAAGAACGGAATACGGAAAATCCAGCAGTATCTGAAGAAGAAACTTACCGGTATCATGGTCAGTGGCATATAAATGTATGCCAGTACATAAATCCAGATGATGCAGTTCCCGTTGAAATCGGTATCTAATATTGTTGGTCTAGGGATAATGTCCATAGTCCCATACGGCGTACCAGTGACCTAGCATCAATGGGATGGGTGCCCACTTTGATAGAAGTTCATAGAACCTCCAAATCTTCCTACTCAATAAGCCTTCCATAACTAAGGCTTCCTCCTCTTCCGAGAGAGGCGATTCCTGTTTTGTTCTCATTTTTGTTACGAATTTATGGTTTAATTTCACTTTTTACTAACAGTTCTTAGTATATATATGTTATTTCGTTGCAAAATTAAACTTTTTCTTTCGTAACACCATGAAAACCAGTCTAATATTAAACTTATTTAAATCTTTATGTCCTTATTTGGTCATATTCTAAATAATATGTATATTTGCAGCATCTTAATGCAGCATTTATATGGCAAGAGCAAATTACGAATTGATTGACAGACAGAGAGATGATCTGATGAAGGCGTATCGGGAGATAGCTCCTAATTGCCATTCTCAACAGGAGGCTTGGGAAAAGGTGGTCCATTCTCCTGCTCCGAGATACTATGTTTCTCCCAAAAGAGCTTGGGATATACTCCGCAGAATGGCAGTCGGCGATTTCTCAAAGGTGGATAGTATGAAACCGATTCGTCAGAAGTTGTACTATACGCTGTTCAATAGGATGAACGAAATGACGCAGCGAAAGGAGTTCGTGGGCAAATCTTTATGGTTTATCTGCCAATTCCTTGTTTCTGAGCCTGCACCAGAGTTCTTTATCCAGCCAAGTAATCTCAAATTCATTTTCGCTTACTATAAGAAGTATGGAAAAAATTACAGAGAAATGGACCTTCGTAAGAAGAAACTTTCGAACAAAGCTGGTGCTTAGCATCATCTGCCTCGTTCTGTGTACTTGGCACGTCGGTTTCTATCCCGGTTGCCCTTGGCAGAATCATATCCTGTATAGCTTCTTCCATGTCAACGGCTTTCATCTTGCCGTAAACCTTCTGGTGCTTTGGCAGATAAAGAACGATATGAAACCAGTCACTTCTCTGGCTGTTGCCTCTGTCGCTAGTCTGCTGCCCATGTATGTTAGTCAGCCTACAATGGGGCTTTCCGGTTTCCTATTCTCATCCTTTGGTTTGATGTGGGGTAGGACAGGACGATGGAAAGAGGCATTAAAGAAAGCGATGCCGTTCATTATTTGCACCATGGCCGTGCCGAATGTCAACGGACTTCTGCATCTTTGGTGCTTTTTTTTAGGTTATTGTTGCTCATTCTTATGGATTAAAATTATATATATATGGAAAAGGAAATATGGAAACCAATAAAAGGATACGAAGGGCTTTACGATGTAAGCAATTTTGGCAGAGTCAAAATGCTAAAAAGAGTAACAGCTTTTGGTTGTTCCACAAAAATTTATCCAGAAGTGATAAAGAAGCAGTCTGATGATGGAGTTGGGTACAAGACAGTTACATTATCAAAGAACGGAAAGAGTAAAACGTATCGGGTTCACAGACTTGTAGCTGAAGCTTTCATTCCAAATCCAGAGAATAAACCACAAGTATCACATCTAGATGAGTCAAAAGATAATAATAAAGTAACTAATTTGCGTTGGGCGACTTGCAAAGAAAATATAAATATGCCGCTTCATAGAATTAGGGCTTCAATAAGCCACTCTGGAGAAAGATGTTGTAGATTTGGGAAGCGAGGCTATTTAAGCACAAATGGGAAAATTGTTATTCAATTAGATAAGAATGGTAATTTTATTGCAGAATTTGGCAGCCAACTAGAAGCAGCTAGAAGTGTTGGCTCTAAAGACTCTAGCGGTATTTCTGCTTGTTGCTTAGGAAAACAAGAAACTGCATACGGATTTAAATGGAAATATAAAGAAGAATCATGTTTTTAAAAATGTATTTCATAACTCATTTTAAAGGCGACCACTCGTGATGAGCAGCCGCCTTTTTCATGTTATCATAAATTAGCGCGTATGAAAGAATTATCTCATTTTATCTTCTCGTCTGCTTTGTACCTCTACTATACTGCCAGCAAAGGAATCAGCAGCCTTGAAGTTCTGCAGCGTATACTTGAAAGTAAAGTATTTCCAAGGCTTTCCGCCGACGCTTGTCAGCTTGCACCAGTGCTTGCAATCGTTGCTTCCGTATATCTCCAGCCCAATCGTACCTTCGTCCGAATCAAACAGATGCTTCACCGCTCTCAGCGATTTCAACGTCATGCTGCCGCCCAGCTTCAAAGGTCTGGTAGTAAATGATCCGCTATAGCTTTCCGTATCTTCATTGATGTCTGGCTTTGCTGTAAGTGAATAGACGTTTCCTTTAGTATCTTGTATCAGATTATCCGGATAGTCATTCACTACCGCCTGTGCCTCTATGCCGCTATTCACCATTGAGAAGGTCTTATCCACCATATTATATATGTATTGGTATGATTTTCCCTTGCTGAATATTCTCAATATGGAGTCTCTGTAATCGTAGGCGATAAGGCATCCTTTCAGGAAATCCAGGAACTTGCCTTCACCGAAGGTTGCAAAGTTCCTCGGCAATCTTCCCCTCATCTGTTCGCTCATACAGGCTACGCTTCCACCGCTTGACGCCATCAGTCCCTTCTTTGAAGCAAAGAACACAAGCCTGTCCGTCGGCACCAGTGGCGAATCCTCATTACATACCTCTCTTGATATTGGATAGGCTCTGCTATAGAGTCCTTCTGAGTTAACCGACAAGCCGTAGATACCTTCATCCGTAAATACCATCAATGGATATTGACCAAACTGACCTTGGCTAACCGCCTCTGTATTGGCAATAATTCCGAGTATCTTTCCGGTTCCAACCGTATTATATCCCGATGCCTCAAATACAAATGGGTTGTTGACTACTGATGTAAAAATCTGAGAGTTCAAATTTTCTTTATCGTTTACGCTTGTTACAATCTTTTGCAATTCGCTTTCACTGATTTCCGCAAATTCCTGTGGCTTATTTGGTGGAAGTACAGGAAATGTATAAGCGCCATTTAATCTAGGGTGTTCCTTTAGACTAACTCTGATATATTTGCCTCCAGAGCTAAAAATAACCTCCGTAGCATTCGGATCTGGGTAAAACAGCCATCCTTGCAGAAAATCTTTATCGGCAGTAGCACTTCTTACAGCCCATGTATCGCATTTATCTGAAACGATGTGTGTAAGCATAAGAAATCCGTCATCCTTAGAAGACCCGTCTTTTCCTACAAATTTGGCGAAACCAGCAAAAGGAGTTCGTGTTGCTCCAATAAGATTCAGTCTGCCATTATAATTGTATATAGATTCAGCACTCAAAGATGCCCATCCGTAGTAATCGTCCACTTTCAGCTGCTCTTGCTCTTGAAGATTTTCCAAGGTTCCTTCACTAATAAATGCCGGTTCTCCACCCTGACCTGTAACTGTATGATAAAAATTATATCCACCCGTATAACTTGCATTGATTGGAACGGTGAATAATTTGTAAAAAACTGTTTTTGTGAGTAATTCGGATATAATCTGATCATCACTCTTGTATTTTGGTAAAAGTTCGTCTTGTACATCTCTGGTATATGAGGTGTATGTACCCGTAAAGCCACCCACGTCGTAATTAAATAGCTTTTCATCGTAAGTTTTATAGCCGAAATTAGCATAAGCATATTTCTTGTGCAATCCATTCGGACTTTCAAAATGCCAACCTTTATCTATATAGAATGGAACTACTTGGTCTGACGCAAAAACTACAATCTCCTTGATGATGTCGCTCCAGTCACTGGATATTGATTCAAACCTGAATAGCAATTCTCTATATTCTATAAAGTAGAACATGTCTCCTAAACCCATCTGATGTAAATCCATATAGGAGTTGTGTGTACTATCAAATACAGCACCACTAAACATGCAGTTTTTATTTACTGTAGGGTAGCAGACTATTGGCGTGGTTATTCTGCAGTATGAACCATCAAACATGCGGAAAGCGCATCTTAGAAAGAATGGAAAAGCAAACATATTCTTGCTCTTTGCCCAGTTTATCGCTTGCGCTACATGTCCTTGGATGGTTTCTTGAAACTCTTTTTCATATCTAGAGTCTAGCGCCCCTTCCTTAACGCTGAATGTAGTATACGAGCTGGTTTCGCTACCATCGGGTTTTACTCCTCCTGCCTGAATAAATGTATGATTTAATGGGTTAAAGTAACTCTCTCCTTTACCACCATTCGATTCTACAACATTCTCTACATTACACAATGTTCTACCGCTTTCTTCTTGGGTATAGTTTTGTGTTGGTCGCTCAAAAGTAAAATCATAATCTAAACGAGGTAAATCTTTACCCAGATTCTTGTATTTGTTTCCTTTGAAAAGCAAATAGTGAAGCCCTTCGCTGGTTGCACAAACCAAAGTATTGCCAATACTTTTTACATCATAAACGGTTCCTACATTGAAACTTTTCGTTACTCCATCGGGTGGGCTTACGATATTTCCACTATCATCTTTGGTATACCAGTATATATTTCCTGCACCATCATATGCAATGATATTCTCATAGTCTGCCATCTTGTGAACGTACATTATCTTATAAGGAACGTTGCCAATACTCACCCCATTCTGCACCGCCTTCATTTCTCCATCCTTAAAGATAAATCCGTCACTCTCCAGCAGTTCTGAATCATCTGAAAGCAAGTCGCTAGGCACATTCGTCATTCCCTTGCTAAAGCTCAAAGTTTGTCTTTCTAAGTTTCTTTCCATAAAATTTAACACTTAACATTCCCCCTAAATTTTCGCCGCCGTATGAACACCATCGCCACCACGGCTTCTTCTTTCCGCTTTCTTCCAGCTAGGCTTCTCCATGTCCGTAAGACTCACAAAGAGACCGATGCCGGTACTCATTACCACATCATCATGGTTTCCGTTACCCACGATGTTACCCAAACTGCCATCATCATGTCGCTCATAGATGCGCAACTCATGATACATTTCCTTGTCTGGCTCCTCATACAGATTATCATCAATAAACTCTTCCAAGTTATCAATCACCTGCTGCTTCGTCAGCTTGTTGGTTTGGAAACCATACTTCGCCAGTACGTTGTCTTCCACATTCTCCGAACTGCTCGTTCTCTGATACAGATTATCGTAGTAGTCGGCTATCTCCTGCAGAATAGTCAGGAAGTGATCACCCTCCGTGTTATTGTTCTTCTCTCGGTCGGCCGTATTACTCTCTATCACCAGCAACGCATCATCATAATAATGGGCTAGGGCAGCAGCCATCCATGCCAGCTTATCATGTCTTACATGTCCTCTGTATCTCGCTACTACCTTCGGCTTGCCATTCACGGTAGGAATCATACCGAATCGGTCTATCACGGTCATAACGGTATAGTCCGATGTCGTACTCTTGCCACCAATATCCACACTCACCAAGTATCTGTTCTCCACTTGCAGACAGTTTGGCACAGCCCAAATCTTCAAGTCTCCCTCTCCGTCGTCTCTCAGCTTTACCTTCGAGTTCGGAATGGTGTTATCATCCTTCACGCTGATGTTCACCACGATGTCGGCAGTAAACTTAGGGTCTTGCTTGTACATAGCCTGCATGTCGTCTATAGAATAAGGATTGAATACCAGTCTACCAGAGTTTCTGAACGCATCTTCCTCATCAATAGGAGCCTCGGTAGCACATGCCGCATGGGTGGTAAACTTGTTTCTGTAGTTTCTGTACCATTCTATCGCCTCAAAGCAAGCACCCTTCTGCCACATTCGCCAGAAGAACTTACCGGTCTCACGATAACCCTTCGGACAGGTACTTCGGTCTCTGTTCTGCAAAAGCCACTTGGCAAATGCTCTTCTGTTCTCTACAGGAGCCATATCCTTTTCGATGAAGAAACAAGGAATAAAGAGGAACGAATAAGCATCATTATTCTTTGGGTCCATTGCCAACTGGCACTTGTCGTAGAAGAAACCAGAGTTACCTCTACCGGTACTCTCGAATATCTCCACGTTGTCTTCCAATGGGTCGATACCACCGGATATAGAAGAAATCACACCCTCAGGATCATGCTCTGGTGTCTTCTTCCAATAGGCTACCTCCGAATAGTGGGCGCAGTGGAAGTTGCTACCACGCACGGAATCGAAGTTCTCGAAGGATGCTACCGTCAGCGTACTTCGTCTGATTGCTTTCACGCCATCCGTTACTTGGAAATCGTCGGGAGAATTTTCGTATGGCGAGAACTGAAGTTTTGCGCCCGGATGCCCCACAGTCCACCCCGGCTGCCGCTCCAAAGCTTTTCGGTACATCGCCTTAATCTTCTTGGCGGTATTCTTCTGCTGGGCAAGCACAATAGCATTCCAACCATCGCGCCTATAGTCTTGAATCCATTTGATGTAAAGCTGTGATAGGGTAGAGCCGCCCCACTGACGTGCCTTCAGAATAACCACGAACACCGGTTTGTGGGCATTCCGCAGGTCTTCCATAATCTTCAGTAGCTTTCTCTGAGGATAGTTCAGTTTGAAAGGAATCATCTTACCGGTCTTCTTATCCTCAATCTTATCGGTCACGTATAGGGCAAACTCGGGGTCTTCCATGAACCTCACTCTGCAGATGGCAAAGGTAAGCATTTGGAAATGCTGGGCATCATCCTTCTGGTGTAGCACATAGTTGATGTAGTCTTTCAGGCTGCCCATCTTTCTCAGACCTCTGAACAGAACAGATTTGGCGGTCTTCTTCGGAACCCACATCTTAGGAATGAAGAAATCGGATAGTTCTATCTTCACACGATGCTCAAAGTTATAGCAACCTTCGCCCGTCATAGGGTCGTAGGTGCCATAAATCTCATCGTATCGCTCCTGATTTTCCGCTACGAGATTATCTATTTCCTGTTCAGTTACTAGAGCCATCCGTTAAATCGTTTAGTTCCTCAAAATCTGCATCCTGTATCTCGGGTGCTTTGCTTATATCCAGTACGTCTGCCTCGTCTTCGTCCTCTACGGTTGTCATACCGAGTGCCATAAGCTGCTTGAAGTCTGCATCTATTCCGTGGGTAACGCTTACTTCTGTCTGCTTTGGTATCATGTGCTTGGTAAGGTCTTTGTAGATGGTGACGTACGTCTTAGGATCATACTCTGCCAGTTGGTTCATACAATCCTCAAACTGCTCTTGGTTCCTTGCCAGCCAGTCGCGTATATATTCCTTTTGGGCACTCTTTCTTGCAGGGAGAAGCTTCTTTATCTTCTCCTTCTTCTCTTTCTGTATCTCCCTTACAGACTTAAATTCATCCATTTCAAAATCTTCCATACGCTCGCTTTTTTATTATCCGAAGGGTTTCAACGTGTGAATCATACTGCCCGGTTTGGTAGAGTTGGCGCAGTCTATGATGTCTATCTCCAGTTCGTCCAGTTGGTTCATCTGGTCTATCGTCAGAGGGTCCTTGCTCGTCAATGTGCGCATAAAGTATTCGTATAGCGCACCGGTCACGATATAGTCGTGTATCAGCTTGACGAGTGCATCATATTTGGTATCATCCCAGTAGTCGGGAAATTTCAGCCATATCTCCTTCTCATCCCATTCTCTCAGGGCATTATCTCTTATCCTTCCTTCTGGTTTCATTACATAGGCAGACAGATTCGCTTCCACCTTATTAATATACTTGTCAAACCATCGGTAGAAGAGGGGACGTTCCTGATCGTTCTCGCTTGTCGGAATGTCTTCGCCTTGCGCATCCTTCATGTTCCGTCTTGCGCGTCCTACCATGTTGGTGTTTGAATCTATGTCATACCAGAGCTGGGTGGCATAGATAAAGATGTGTTTATCCCAATAGCCGTGCCCTGCTCTTCGTGGCTTCGGCAAGAAAGGATTTGGCTCGGGCTTCCATCCTCTCTCTCGGATAAAATGTGTCGGGTGTAATTTATTAAACTCCATCTTATACCTCCTTTGCTACGGTTGCTTCTACTTCCACTTCCAGTTTATCGCTGTGTCTGGAGAATAGAGTGATGGTTGCTACACCTGTATTGATAGGCTTCAGCCAGAAAGCATGTGGCTCCTGACTTCTGTGTACTTCCAGTATACTAGGGTCACTGCTTCTTGCCTCAATATCATCAATGGTTCCATCGTCAATAGAGTAGGATAGGGTAACTTCCATATCGTCAATACGTATGGTTACTGCTCCGTCCTCTTCGCTTCCGTCCACCTTGGCGGTGAGATGTTGGGTGTATGGAACAGTAGGAACTGCCGGACCACTCAGAACGAAACATCTTCTGATACTCTGCTCGTCTAGTGCAAGTGTAGCCTGATATGGCTCTGCCTGTTTCAGATTAGTAGTCTTTAACCACCACTGATAAATCATGTAGTCCTCAACGTACTTTGCCACCAGTCGTGCCAGAGTATCGGTCAACGTTCCGTTACATCTTCGTGAGGCGTTCAGAACAAATTCTACTATATCATCATCTTTGTCGTTGTAGTAGATGATGTTATCTCCTACTGTTTGTGCAGTAGGAACGATATATTCAGCAAGAATGGTCTTTGTCATTTCTAAGGCAGTCTGAAAATCGTGCGTAAGCGTTCTTTCATGTACCTCATCGTCACCTGCTGCCTCTTGAAAACCAGTCTTGATGTTTCTTTCGTCAGTAGAACTGTCTATCTTTGCTTTCAGGTAGGTTGTCGACTTTACTGCCTCAATCACTACCGATTTGATAATTTGAAATTTTATGATCATAGCTTATCCTTTTTAGTCAATGATTATTTCGCCTGTCATGTCTGCCAGACTCTTGTTGCTGCTTGCCGGTGGAGTCTTGTGATAAATCAGCTTGATGGCCGCTGCTATATGGTTCTCCATGTCCGCAGCATACTTCTGTGCCAGCTCTTCCTCGGTCATTCCCAATACCGCATTCGATACATAGGCTATCACATACCCCATGAAGTTGCCTTCAAATGGAACGGTAATACCGTCTTCTCCGTCTGCCCATCTGCTGTTTTTGAACTTAATCACCATTGCGTCTCCGTTCTTGTAATAGGTTACTTGTGGTGCCAGCTCTGCTACAAATGTTTCTGCCGCAGCGTTGATATACTGCTTCATGATACCTTTCTCTTCCGAAGATAGGGTGGTCTTGGCAAACATCGTATCGCCGTTCTTATCTTTCAGGCGTTTTCCGATGAGAGCGAAGTGTTTGCTCACCTCACTCATCACCTTCTCCATTTCTATCGTTATCTGTACTTCCATACCTTATGCTGCTCTGTTATATCCTAATGCACTCTGTGCTTGTGCTACTGCATTCTGGTCTGCACCCTGCACAATTCCGTTCTCTACCTGACCACCGCCTTGCTGCATAGCCATTGCCTGTTGCTGCTGATACATCTGTTCGAGCTGAGCCTGCTGCTCCTGTACGCTGGCAAGCAACTTGTCTGCAAATGGTGCGTTGAGGTTCTGCAGATACTGAATGATATTGATACCGCCCATTTCAAGAAGCTTGTCGAGCGTATCGTTTTGCATCGTGTTAAAGGCTGCCGTAGCTGCTGCATTCTTGATGCTGATCTTGAAGTGAATATCTCTTGCCGAAAGACGGTCGTACTTGTAAACCGTATTGAAGTTCCGGTCGTAAACCCTTCTTCCGTCTTCGTAGTACTGCTGTATAGTCATGCACTTCTTGGTTGCCAGCTTCTCCGTGAACACGTCCATGTCGGCAAGGATGGTATACAGAGACGTGGTTGCATTCTGGCTTTCCTGTGCATATCTGGCTGCCGAAGTTCCTGCCGATGGGGTCTTACCCTGCAAAGCACCGCTCACGTTGGTAACCTCTCTAATCAGATTCAGCTCTATCTGCAAGAGTTCATTCGTACCGATGTTCACGGCATTCGATGTAATAATCTCCGGTTTCACATTCGGTGTCTTTACCGATGGTTTGTAGAATATCCATCCGTCATACTCTACCGCCTCTTCCATAAACTGCTCTGGTGTTCTGCCGTTAAGCACATTTGTAGGAATCATCTTGAATCCCTTGAAACTGCTTCTGATAGCCATGTCGTTCATCACAATCAGTCGGTTGATGTATCGCTGCTGGTCTATGATGTTGGCGAGGAACGGATGAATCTCTCCGTTGATATACGGATAGAGTTTCATCGTGAAAGGGTGGCTCTTATAGTCGTATGGAGTTTCGCCCTGGCAGAGGACAGTTCCGTCTGGCGCCATATAGGTATAATACCAATATTTATCTGCAATCTCCTCGCTGGTGATATACGCCCTGTCTTCTTCCGATATACCCATTTCGTCATACTGCTGCTTGCGCTTCATATTGTCGTTGCGCAGCTTCTGTATCATCGCAGTATCATCCAAATCTATGCGGAAGTAAGCACCGGTTCCTGTGGTAGCAATCGGGTCAAAGCATTGCAGTCTTGGCTTGGTTTCCGTGGTCCATACCTCAATCACTCTGGAGTAATGTCTTCCCTTGTTGCTGTGGTCGAAACAGAGATTCTCCAACGCTTTCTCTTCGTTAAACTCATAGCCGTAGCTGTTATCGTCCAAAGGATAAATATCAAAGATGGCGTTCAGATCTTCTTCTGTAAGCCCATATTCCTGTTTGGCAAACTTCTGATACAAGTCTTCTCGGCTCACGTCATGCAGAACACCGATAAGGCTCACGTCGTTGTGTCGTGGGTCGCTACCGCATTCAAAAAACATGTGGTCGGGTTCCATCGCATCTGTCCACGAGTCGGGCATTTCAAGTTCCTTCGCCTCCCAACTCTCCCTGACAAACATCTGACCGCCCATCAGGTAGTCTTTAATGGCGTGGTTCAGCACATCTTGCATGTACGTTGTCTGCCAGTTGCATTGCATCGTGGCACTCATCATGTCGCTCAGTTGCCGGGAGTCGCTATCTCTTGCAAAGCAGACCGGTTCCGTTCCCTGCTTGGCATAAAGACCGGCAATAGATTCCAGAATGCTCACCATGATGTTGTTGCTCATAGGTGTCTGGTTGCGCTTCTCCATATAGGTGCGCTCTGTCATTTCCTCCCAGTAACCATGATGGTATACTCTGATGGTGTCGCTCCATTGGTCGCCCATACAGTAGCGCATCGTTCTCGCCCTCGTTTCTCGCACACCGCTCAGGTTATTCCAAGCATTTCTGCATCGGCTGAGTAACTCCTCGTCCTTGCCGTGTTCTTGTCTTCGCTTGCGAGCCTTAACCGAGTCATACTTGTTATGTTGAGGCATCACTTTGCTAAGTGTCAGTATTCTTGCCTTTACCATTTTCTTATACATTATTAATTATAGGCGCAAAAATAGGCAAAAACATGGCTTTCTTTGCCGTGTTCCAACCAACCACCAAGCGCAAGGTTGGAGCACGGCAAAACTTCTTCAAATTATTTGCATTTTTGCCGAAAAGTTTCAAACAGTATAGAGATATGACAAAAGAAGAATTAGCACAGATGAATGAGGAAGGTGGTGCTCAACAGGCTCCACCTGCTGAGGCTGCTACAGATGAAGCTTCTGTAGAGGACCGCCCTAATCGCAAGGCTTTCTCTGACCGGTTCAAGAAACGCCATGCTGACATCGACTTCGAAGACAAGGAAGCTCGTTATGCGGCAATGAATGATGATGCTGATTTGCTCGGACAGTACGAACAGAGCGGTAAGGCGTTGTCTAAGGTATTCGACAAACACAAGTGGCTCGCTGCTCTGGCGATGGATATGGAGAAAAATCCGGACGACAATCCGTTTGATGCGATGGCTCGCTTGGGTATTGATGTAAAGACGTTGCTTGATGATCCTGAAGGCGGCAAGAAACTCGCTGAGATTCTCGCCAAGCACAACGAGGACGTGGCTGAACAGAACGAGGCTACCGAGAAGGTTACTGCCAACATGCGCAAGTCGCTTGAACGCCTGATGAAGCTCTATCCCGATGATGCGCAGGATATGTGGTCCCAGATTTACGAGATTCACGACAAGGTAGAGAGTGGTGATATTTCAGATGATATTTGGAAGATGCTCCACAATGCCAACAACTATGATTCCGACATCACTTCGGCGCGCGACGAGGCGGCTATGCAAGCCCGAAACGAAAAGATTCAGAATAAGGTTCGCTCTTCCGCAAACGAGGGTATTCCTCCTTCACTTTCTAGTTCGGGTGCAGGAAATGCGCCAGCTAAGAAGAAAACCAAGAAGAGAGCATCCAGCTTCTTTGATGATATTGGTTAACACAAGATTATTAATCCATAAATATAAGTATAAAATGAAGAAAGCAATTAATTATTTTTCTGATAGTCAGTTCATCTTTAAGATGATTCTGATGCTTCTTGCAGTTGCTACAGGCGGTGGTGCAATGGCTGTTGGTGATGATGTTGAACCTGACTTGAACGAGCCGGGTTCTAAGCCTGCAACAGCCGAAGAGACAGCTGCCAATGAGCATGTAGATAAGGATAAGAACGACATGCTTGCCCCTGGTGGTAAAACTGCTGGTCAGTCTTTGACTGGTACGCAGGCTTCTGCTACACAGATGGACCGAGGCGGTCTTGAAGAGGAAGACTGGGACACGGGTGAGACCAAGTTCCGCCCATATCATACACCTCTCCTTTCTATCGTCAAGAAGTTTACCACAACAGTTCCTTGTACTGGCTACAAGAAGAAGCACGCACGCTATGGTGGTGAGACCTTGGACGGTGAGGTTACACAGCCTATTGCTACTGGTGCTTCCATCAAGCTTACCAAGACCAACTTCTCGGGCTCTTTGAAGCCATTCTACGAGGGTTCTACTGCTATCGTTCCTACCGTAGCTGGTTACAAGCGTGGCTCTACTACAGTTCGTGAAGGTCGTTTGGTTCTCTTTGTTACCAGCGCCAATAAGTCAGGTACTGAGGTTACCTTGCAGGCTATCAATGGTAAGGCTAATGAGGAGGGTGCCGATTGCGAGTTCTTGGAAAACATGACTTGCCCGGACATTCCTGTTGGTACAGTTATTTTGGCAGCTTCTACAGCGCTCTCTGAGTCTCAGATGAAGGTTCCTGCTGAGAACTACCAGCCACGTTCTGCTGATGTTTATCTCCAGAAGCGAGCATTCTCTATCGTCTTCACCGAGGACTTCGAAACCATGAAGAAGAAGATTCCTCATACCGTGAAGGATATGAAGGAAGATGCACTCAACAAGTACAAGATGCGTGCTGAGCGTTCTTATTGGATGGGTACCAAGGCTCGTATTCACTCTACTACCAATGATGGTGCTGATGAGTACACCTACTTCGCAGAGGGTATCTTGAATCAGCTGACTAACCAGTATGGCATCGGTGATGTTTACAAGTACGAGGATTTGACTGCTATCAGTATGTTGATGTTCACAGACTTCTCTGAGTCTGACCACATCTATATGTTCTGTGGCAAGAACGCAATCAAGCGTCTGATGAACATTGAGATTCCAAAGGGCCGCACAGAGGTTCTTTCTACCCACAAGGAAATCGACATTACCTTCTCTCGCTACGTTGATAACTACGGTACTATTGATTTCGTTTGGGATCAGACTCTTGACATGATGCACATGGAAGACTGCATGGTTGGTATGGACTTGAAGGGTGCTCGTCACTACGTGAAGGAGAAGGGCAAGGATAAGACCAACGACATGAGCAAGGATGGCTATGATCCACGTGAGGCTAAGCGATACATGCACATTGAGGCAGATTGTATTGCTCTTCGTGGCTACAACTCTATCTTGGTTGGTCCAGAGGCATTCATCACTAACCTTGGTGTTACTGGCATCGTGAACAGCATCATATCTCTGAAGACTCTCCCTGATACTGCTGCTAAGGGCATGAAGGTGGCTTTAACAGAGGATTACACCAAGGATGAGACAACCTACGAGAAGGGTAAGGTTTATGAGTACGATGGTACTAAGTGGAACTTGTATGCCGGCATGGACGTTGCTGCATAAGGCATCTTTTTCATCTTTAATATATAAAATCACGCAGAGGGGCAGGAGTTAATAGCCCTGTCCCTTTGTTATTAAAATACAAAATAATGATTAAGACATATAGATATAACGAGCTGTGTAATAATGTAAGCCTTACGATTTCCGGTGCTGGCGGTAATTCTATGCGCTACAACTTTACTCATGGCAACACTTACATGCGCAAATGCCCAGAGCTTACTCTTCGCAACAAATATGCGCAAGACCTTTTGGATAACCATGAATTGGTAAGGAGCGGAAAGGTTACTTGTATTCGTACAACTCTTGAAGAGTCGGATATTGTGCAGGAAGAGGCGCCTGTAAATGAGCCGGCAAAGAAGACTACAAAAAAGTCACAGAAAGAGGAGGTAGCAGGCATCCGTACAGCGGAAGAAGTTATTAATTACATAAACAACCGTTTTGACAAGGATTGCAGAACCCTTGAAACTGCTATGAAACATGCAGACAAGGCTGGTCTTATTTTCCCTGATTACGGCAAGCAGTAATATATAATAAGGTGTAAATGAGTATAGAGGAAATCATAAAGGCAGTACGTTGGTGCATAGACGAGGAATCCAACAACACATCGGAAATCACCGATGAGAAGGATGATTTGTATATGGACAACATCATCAAGTCGAAGATAAACGATGCGCTGCATTGGATAGCTATTACTGCTGCATCTTCGCCTGCCCTGTCCGATTCCAAGAGTATAGGCTCGACTTCCGACACAATTCAGGTGTCCGATTTTGATTCTAATCACAACATCGGTGTTATCACCATGCCTTCCAATATGGAGATTATTACCATCAACCGCATTCGTGGCGCTTCTTGGTATAAGGCAGTCACCCCAGTAGAGGACACCGATGATGAAGCTCTTATGATGTACGACGATACCGCCAATGGTACCATCGATCGCCCACAGGCTGCCATCATGCGAGAGAATCCAATCAAGATCCTCATGCAGCCCAAGACTTCAACGGCGGTCATTACCTATGTGGGCGTACCTAAGTCTGTGAGCACAGACGCTTCCACAACAGATGTTTCCATTCCGGACAAACTAAAGAATGCTTTCATCTATTATATCGCCTTTCTGCTCCTCTCAGCCTACGATGATACCAAGGCTAGTCAGATGTACACCATCGCCCTGCAACAGCTAGGCGTTAGCACAAAGTAGTAGGATAGGAAGACTATTAATTATTAACTTTTAATTATTAACTATACAAAATGGAGTATGTATCAACGAATTATAACGAGGAAGAACTTGCATGGGTATCACCAGAGATTACCCTGCAACGTGACATCTACTTGATGATTACGCTCAAATACCCGGGCAAACTCATCATCCGGCAAGATAAAGGCGACGGAAAGAAGCCTAGAGTTTCCATCCGTGCCCACAAGAACACCGATAAGTTCTATCTTCGTATGCGAGTTATCCCAGAGACCGTAAAGATTCAGATATTCACTTCATCAGAACCAAAAGAAATTAAATATGCCTACATTTAGAGACGATACAAAAATAGGTGGTATGGTGCCGATGATGAAAACAGACGACATCAATGACCAAGCCATCACGAAAGACAAAATTCGTGACGGTAATGTTACGACAGAGAAGTTGGCAGATGGTGCGGTAAGCACAGACAAGCTTCCCGATGGAGCCATCAAGACAGAAAAAATAGCCGACGAGAACGTTACGACAAGCAAGCTTGCCGATGGAGCCGTATCAACTTCAAAGATTGCTGATCAGAATGTAACCAAGGAGAAAATCGCCGACCAGTCGGTAGATAACTCCAAACTTTCACCTGAGGCAGTCACATACGATAAGGTTAAGGATAAGGCTATCATCACAGAGAAGCTCAACGATCGGGCTGTAACAACAGAAAAGGTAGAGGAGAGGGCTATTACAAACCCAAAGCTAGGCAATCAGTCGGTTGATGGCCGAGTAGTTCGTGAGGCTTCTTTGGAGAACAAACATTTCGCCAACGGATCTATAACTACAGAAAAAATAAAGGATGGCTCAGTTACAAAAGAAAAGGTCGCAGACAATACGATTGGCATTGAAAAGTTAGACCCAGAGCTTCGCAAAACCATCCAAGCTGCCACTGGTCTTCCCGAGGATTTAAATCAGATGATTCAAGATGTAGATAAGTCTGTCAAGCAGCTTCACGAGAAGGACACTGACCTCCAATCTCAGATTGATGATAAGCAGCAGCAAATCACCGCCAACGATGAAGACATTTCATTATTGCAGACTCGCAGTACCCAGATGGAAGAAACCATCAAGAATATAGCCGCTACTGGTGGCGCAAGTCAGGCTACAGCAGTTACCTATAATAATGAAAAGTCAAAACTTACCGCAGTAAATATCCAAAGTGCAGTAGATGAGGTTGTTGACAAGACAACTATCAAGAATGAGGAAGGAATGGTAGTAGAAACTCCTTTCCGCTACATTCAGAACGAAGAGTTCATCTTTGCCAAGGTAGATGCAGAGGACAAACTTCTCTTTGGTATTCAATGGGATGGTACTCCAGTATTTGGCAAAATAAGTGCAGTAGAAGACAGATTGCAGTCACAAGTAACTATTCTTGCTGAGAAAGTAGCAACTATCATGGGTGATGAGGACACAACAAATATCATTGATACCATGAATGAGTTGAAGAAGTTCTTTGCTAATATTGAGAATACTGAGACTCTTACTTCCATCTTGGCAAATCTTGATAATGTTGTAAAGAACCTTGATAAGACAACAATCAAGGATGAGGAAGGAAATGTTCAAGATACTCCATTCAGAGTAATTGAAAATGAGGAGTTTATCATGGCAGTAGTAGATTCCGAGGATAGACTTCTTTTTGGTATCTTCAGAGCAACTGGAAAGCCATATTTCCCTCTCAATGAAATGTATCACGTTGAGCAGAATGAAGAGTTCCTTTGGGTTATTCTTGATGCTGCTAATCATCCTCTTATTGGTATTCAGCAAGATGGTACTTGTTGGGCAGCCAAGGCTCAGTGGCTTGATGATATTAAGGCTATTAAGGAAGCTCTTAAAACCTTCCAGCCAAAGGAAGATGGTAAGGGATTGATAAACCTTGATATTGCAGACAGCTTCTTCTATATCTCTAACGATGAGTATATCATCGCAGTAGTAGATGCAGAAAACAGAATCCTTGCAGGCATCAAATATGATGGAAATCCATATTTTCCTAACCATGAAATGTACTCTGTAATAACCAATGAGGAATGGCTCTATGCTATCATTGATGCAGAAGACAAGTTTCTTGGTGGTTTCCGTGCTGATGATGGTCACATGTTTGTTGGTGGCATTGATATTAGTACTTTTATCTCCGATGCTATTATTGATATATCAGACATCAGAGAGCGTACAGCCCATCTTTCTACAATAGTCAATGATGAATATCTTTCAGTAGAGACTGATGCTGAAGGTAAGGTGATTGGATATATTGCTTCTGATGGTAGCCATTATCTCTATAAGGTAAAGTCTGAGACTATCCCAACAGAGTTTGAACATATTGAAGACCCTGAGGGAAGAACTGAAATTACAACTGATGCAGATAATAAGGTGCTTGGATATAGAGATTCAGAAGGTACTCGACATGAGCACAAGATTTCTGCTAAACATATAGAATTATCTGATGAAGCAGCCAAAGAGGTCAATGACGCTTTCAAGTCTGCTGGTATCAAGATGGAGAATCCATCAGATTTCAGCAAGGATAGCTATATAGAATTGCCTATCCCTCGTATTGCTGCACAAGTAAGAATCTATGCACCAAATTTGCCTACAACAAAGCAGGATGATATTGAAGCAGAAATTGAGTATAATGATAAGGATGGTAACTATTTCCGTAAGCCCGTAATCTTGAATGCTCAAGGTAATTCATCTCTTCTTTTCGATGTTAAAAACATGGCAATAGATATTGCTGATGGAAGTGAGATTAAGTTCGGTGATTTCCCTACACAAGATAGTTTTCACATAAAGAAGTACTACATTGATGCTTTCAGAGGTCAGTGCATCGTAGGTTATTGGCTGATGGAGCAAGTCTACAAATCTCATCCTCTTGGACATCAGTACCCTTATGAGTACAGCTATTTAAATGATAGTGTAACAGATGGATTTGGTGATGTAAAAAAGGATTTCTTCACTGGAGCAAAGTGTCACCCTGATGGTTTTCCTATTATTATTACTTGGATAAATAGTAATACAGGAGAGGAAACTTGGATGGGTGTATATACTTGGAACCTCAAAAAGTCAAAAGAGGTTTATCAGTGTGACAAGAAAAAAGCCGAAAATATCATCCTTGATGGTACTGTAAATACAAGTACGCTGTTTGGTGGAATAATAAATTGGAGTGCTTTTGAAATTAGAAACCCAAAGAATTTGATTGACATCAACGGAAATAAGTATGATGGTGACAATCCGAAAGAACTTTCAGAGACTGATAAAAATAGCAAGAAGGTTAAGGATTATCTCACTCGTCTCTCTGGCGTTGTAGCAGCATTGAGGGCGAGCAACACAAAGGAAACTTTCGAGCAGTATTTCTTACCACAGGCATTCATTGATTATTATCTTGTCAGTCAAGTTCTATTTAACCATGATGGATTTGGAAAGAATTGGATATGGGTAACTTATGATGGCTTGCATTGGACTCCAACACTATATGATGTAGACTCTATATTCGGTATGTATTGGAATGGAATTTATGTGATTCCTAATAGCGATAATTCCACAATATTAGGTATTCCTCAATGTCTTGGTTTGGATAAGTTATATAGTGATGAAATTTCTAAAAGATATAAAGAATTGATGGATAAAGGAATTTTCAGTGTTGATAATATCGTTAAACTTTTGAATAGTTGGATAAATAAAATTGGATATTCCAATATAGAAAAGGAATTTGAAGTGTATTCGCAAACACCATCTTACAGAGATAGTCACATATCCAAAAATTGGAAATTGTTAGAATATAGTACAAGTCTAAATGATTATGATAGTTCTAGGACTTATAATAAAGGAGATACTACAGTATTTCATGGATATAAGTTTCTGTGCTTGAATGAGAATACGAATGATTCTCCGTTCAAAGAATCTTATGACAAATACCCTCAATGGGGAGGATGTTTTACTTCTATAAACAGAGTAAAAAACTGGTTAACAAATAGAATTAATTTTTTAAATAATACATATAATTATGGCTAAATGTTTTATAACAAAATTGCAAGGTATCATAGCTAATGATACATTGCCTAAAATTGGAGAGTTAGTAATAAACTTTCCGAAAGAAGATACACCTACTAAATACAATAGAGGTTTAGTGTTAAAAGCTTCTTCTAATATTAATGTAAGAGTTTCTGGTGGTAGCTTCTGTAGTGAAAACCTTGTCCCTAATGGAAAGACATCTATTGTAATTCCAGCACAGACACAAACGACTTTGTATGTGGAGAACAAAGACTGCATTGTTTTCGTAAATGCAAACTACAATTTGCTTTTATTGGAATTGGGAACTATAGAACATTATGATACTTCAAAAAGCTCTTTTGATATTTCAAATTTGAAGTATAATAGACCTGATTTTAACATCATCTATTGTGCAAATTCAAAGTTCTATGGGGATATTAGTGCCTTTAAAGGTGCATTAAACTTAGTACACATGTATATGAGTAACTGTGATGGTATCAAAGGCGATATTTCTGTTTTTGCTAATACCACTATTAGTTCATTAACCTTCGAGAACACGGGTGTATATGGTGATGTTGCTTCTTTGTCAAATTGCAATAATTTGGTTGAAATACGATTTACTAATGACACAAAGATTTGTGGGGATATATCTGCTTTTGGAAACAAACAACTTCTAGACACACTATTTTTGGAAAATACTAGTTGTTATGGTGATGTTTCTACTTTAAATAATTGCAACAGGTTGAAAGAACTACGCATAAAAAACGTATTAAATATTTCTGGTGAACTCTCGCAATTAGGAAGTAACCTAATATTTTTCACTGCTACAGGAACTTCAAAAGTTTTTACGTGGAAGAACACTAGACCTTCATCCTCTAAAATAATTGCTTTAGAAGATGTCAATCTAGGAGACGATGTAGATAATTGCTTAAAAAATCTTTCTGGTTGTACATCTGGCATCAATGGCGGTGAACAAGCATGGTATAAAACTATAAAAATTTATGGTAATCGTACTTCAGCATCAGATGCCGCAGTTGAAACATTGCAGCAGAAAGGATACACGGTATCAGTTACTCCTGCATAAGGTATCATAAGTTTCCTGCATAAGGTATCATAAGTTTAACATTAAAGCAAAGAAAGAAAATAAGATATGAACAAGTTAACAAAGAAGTATAAGGTAGTACATGAGGGAACTAAGATGGCGCTCCCTCTCACAGAGAAAGGTGACAATGCTGAGGTATTCCCAGCAGTAAATACCACCGCAGTAGAGTTTGACACATACTCAGAAGCCAAGGCTTACGTAGATGAGCATGGTCTTGTTTATGATGAACCGAAGTATGGCGAGTAAATCATACAGATAAAGAAAAGGGGTGAGTCAAAAGATTCACCCTTTTCTTATGCAGCAAGCCTGCACCAATCCACCAAGCAAGTAGCAAGCCTCCTCCCCGTACATATTTATCAAAAACTGTTCAGAAATATGCTGAACCACATGCAGCATTTCGTGGCTGAGGCTATTCATGTATTCAGCCTTTGAAGTAGCCCATCCTATAACAACCACCGTTTTTCTTATATCAACATTAGAATAGGTTATCCCTTTATTCGCTTCACCTTCGAGCACGAGATTACAGGCATCTTCGAGAGGAATGCCGGCGCATCCCAAATCCCGAAGATACCTTCTTACCTTCATGGCATCCTTAGAATGAACATCATACATCACATGTACCGTCCAATCATACCTTTCCAAATATATCTCCTGCTCAGTCATTCAACTTAATAATTAATCACTAAAGAATTTCTTCCCAAGGAATGCCCACACCATTGAAAGATGTGTCTGCATAGAAGCGATTGAAGATGAAACCGTCCTGCTGATCCTCATCATCCACGTAGTCTTTGATGAACTGGGCCATCTGCTTTTCTTCTGTGATAGACGAGCCGTAGAAATCAGCCAGACACATGTGTGCGATGTAAACCGCATCGTAGCCCACATTATTCTCCAACACGATATCGTTCTTCTTCAGAATGTCCTCAATATCATCCTTGCTCATCATGCGGATAGGCTTACCATTCTTCCGCATCTGCTTCACTGCCCACTCGCACATCTTCTTATTGAAGTGCCAGCCGTTGTATCTCAGGTAAGCCCTCATTTCTTCCGGCTGATAATCGTAGGCGTTCAAAGATTGTCTGTATTTTCTTTCCATAATCTTTCTGATATTAAAAAGGGTTTGGTAACGAAATCTGTTTCACTACCAAACCCCAAGTTAGTTAATACTCGTCGCCGTAGCTTCGATAATCACGTTCTCCACGGTCTCTGTCGTCACGTTGGCGCATGTCATCGTACTCTTCATGCTCTCGCATACCACTTCTGCCTCCACGACCTCTGTAATCGGGCATACGGTTGCGTTCGCCGTATCGGTCACGTCTGCCTTCACGCTTCATTTCGCCCAGGCAATTCATAGCCTTATCCAAGTAGCGAAAGCCCTTCTCCACGTTCTCATACAAGCCATCAAACTTGTCTTCTGTAATCTCAACCATTATCATAATTTTAAGATTTTTAAAGTGAATAGATAGGAGATTACTTGGTTATCGCCTGTTGGAGCAATCCCATCATCTTGTCGAGCTTGCCCTCCATGCCGGAAACCTTGCCTTCCAGCTTGCTGATCTTCTCAGTCTGTTCCCTCTCCTTGGCTATCTGGGGGTTGAGTTGCAATAGCATTCCCTCACAAGAATCAACGACTTTCTTGTGGTAATCTACGCTCTCCAGTATCGCCTTGGATTGTCTCAGCATCGTATCGACCTCTGCACTCATGGCTTCCTTGTTGTCGCTCACCACAAGGTTCTTGTCGTTTGCTATCTGTCCGTTAGCAGGTAGCTGTTTGAAATCCACCTCCTCGTCGTTCAGCTTCACCTTCACATCAACCACAGTTTCCATAGGCTGAGGCGTGAAGCCATTATTGAAGGTAGGGTATTTTGTCTGAGGGTTGCTGACCGAAACAACCTGACCAATCTGCAAGTTCGGGTTTTCGCCCTTATCTAGGACATAGAATAAAGAATTTGTTCTTAAACCTTGAAACATAATGTAATCTCCTATTATCTATTCTGTTTGTTAAACAATACCCGTCATTAGCTGAAGGGTGTTAGTGTCTCTCTCAAACCAGAGCTGAACCACTCCAGTTCCCGGCACGTCTGCAACCGTCAAAGCATCACCATTGAATTTGGTTACAGCTTGGGTTGCGCCGTTGGTCTCGAAAAGGATAGGCAGCGTACCAGTCGTTCCAGTCGGAATAGCCTGACGCAGATTCACGAAAATCGTTCCTCTGTAGTTGGTATTCACGAAGGCGTGGTTTTTAAAGGTGAACACCACATCGGCAGTATTCACCTTCACGCCAGTAGAAGCGATAGCCGCCGAACCGTTACGATTCACCCATGTATAAGGTCTTAACCATAACATAGCAGCCTCCTTTCTTTAACCCCAGAATCCTGCATTGTTGGCAGCATTCAAACCATACAAACCTGCTTGATAGGCCACGCAGTTAGGAACCGCAGTAAATGGGCTGTAAGGAGTAGTTACTGTCTCCGGCAGCTTGCACTTGATGCCAGCTACCTCGTTCTGCAGACCTGCCAATACCGCATTGATAGGAGCTACCGCCTGACCAACAATCTGAGAAGTCATGGCAGAAGACTTAAAGGTACTGTTCTCTTCACGCAGAGAATCAATCTTGTTCTGCATTTCGCGCATCTCAGCCTGCTTCTGACCGTCAACGATGGTCTGAGTGCTTTCCTTGATAGCGTTATGCAAATCGCAAGTCTGTCGCTGGGTTTCGTAAGCTACGTTAGAGAAGCCACGCTCCTGACCATTAGCTACATTGTTGATGGCATTCTGTAAGGTACCAGTCTGCTGACAGATAGCCAAGCGGTTCTCGCAGCAGCAGTTTGCAATCTGCTGAGCAATCTGCATGTTACCCTGCTGCAAAGCATTGATGGTCTGCATGCCACTCATACCTACCTGATTACCTACACTCTGAACCTGAGAAGTCAAAGCAGAAATGGCATTCTGAATCTGACCTTCGGTACAATTGAGCTGAGTAGCCAAATTGCTGAGCGCATTACGATTACCACCGATGGCATCCATCAAAAGGGCACGACCATTGTCGTTGTTAATCTCGTTAGCAAGACCGCCACGACCGTTATTGCCGAAGCCACCCCAGCCATTACCGCCCCAACCCATAAGGAAGAAGAGGAAGATAACCCACATGAACCAACCACCTTCACCGCCGAAGCCATTGTTGCCCTTCATAGCGAGAAGCACATTTGGATCTACACCCTGCTTCTGGAGCAGAGGAGCAAGAAGTCCAAGCATTCCATTTGAACCTCCGTTTTGGTTTTCACCAAAGATGTATGTCTTAGATTCTGACATAATAAAATAGATTATTCGTTTCGTTCACTATTGAACTTGGTGCAAAGTTACGAAGAAGATGAGGCTCTGCCTAACTATGCTCAAAATAAAATTTTTGCCATTAAAGCCTCTGTTCCTCAGCATTTTATGCTGAGTCACCTCCTGCTCATTTATTTAGTAAAAATCTAAACTACGCAAAAATCCACCCAACCCCGATACAACCTATCAAAAAAAATCCTACCTTTGCATAAAAATAAAGCTTATAGCGTATGGAAACAATTATTTCAATTATTGTATTTGCCGTGCTATTCATATTAGTCTGTCTGTCGTTATATCGTATATGTACGGTGGGTAAGACTAATAATAGTGCATTAGTTTCTAAGACAGATATGTATGATATGCGGTTTGCTCAAAAAATAAAAAGGCTACATGTACGTGTATTAGCATTATTAGTCTTCGGGATGATTCTTGTTGTTGTATACCATTTAATGCCAACTAAGTTAGGTGATTACGTTTACATAGAAAGGGATTTACCTAATCACAAGCAAACCATTCATTCGAATAGTTCATGCCCTCTAATCAAGAAAGGGTATAGCGTAAATGAAGTGAAGTTTTATACTTATACACCTTACTTTGATTGCTTCTGCTCTAGATGCTTTTATGAATCAGATGCGATAAAGCTAACAAAGGGAGAAAACAAAATGTCTCATACAAAGGCATTAGGATTATAAATAAAAAAGGAGTGAGCCTTGCGCCCACTCCTTATTTATATTATTCCAATCTATCCAGTTCATCCACCGCATCCATCATGATCCTGTCAATATTCTGATTAGCGAAGTTGATGCTCTCGGTATCAGAAGATTTATCTCTGAGCTTCTTCCATCGTTTCATCTGCTTCTCTGCCAGCTCGATGATTCTAACCTTGGCAGCCTCCTTGGAGTTTTGGAAGTGATAATACTCACCTATATTCGTGATTCTCTTGTCAATCGGAACGTTCTTCGATTTCAGTCGGTCCACGTTGGCCATGGTCTTTTCCATTTCATCCTTGTAGTTGTACCACTTGCTCTTTGTTCGTTGCAAGCTGCTCTGCTCACTAGGCGTATAAAGAAGAGAGCGAAGGAAAGGAATATCCTTGGTTTCCGTGTCGCTTCCGTGCTTGATAACACCGATAGCTCGCTCGGTAAAGGTAGCAGCGCCACCACCTATACCACCGATGTAATGATTCAGCTTACTAGGGTTCGTTACCATATCCAGGAAACTGTTGCCCAGCATATCCTCATTACCCTTGGCTACATCGTTGGTCTGTGCATTCACCCATTTATTCACAGCCATATATCCGTCAGGAACACCCTTGTAGGCTCTCTGCCAAGCAGGGGAATTTTCATTCCAGTCACCACGTCTTTCGATAGGCGCGCCCTTCCAGTCGGTGTTTAACTCCCATTCTACGAAAGGAGATAGGGCAGAAGGAGAGATAGCCTTGATTGTTTCATTCAATGGCTCCTTGCCAGCCGAAGAGTTACCGAGATAGTCCATCACCGGCACAAGCTGCGACATACTGCCCACGGCATCCAAGGCAGGGTTCTTCTGTCCGCTTACGTTTGGCGAGAAGGTTAAGCCAGCCGCCAAGTCGCCAAGACCATAGAAGGCTCTCAACTCAATAGCAAGCGGAATAGTAACAAACTGACCGCCACCTTTATATATACAGAGATTGTTTCTTCTCACGTAGTCAGGCAACTCGCCGTATGGGTCCTTCACTCCCTTTCTGTCCTTCTCGTCCTCGCTCGCAATCAGCACATTGTTTCCAAGTGCAGCAAGCGCACCGAGAGCAAAAGGAATGGCAAGCATATTGATAGAAGTACCCACAGGATGATTTTTCAAGTTCTTCACAAGAAGATTTGTACTCTGAATACCGGCATTGAAGAACATAGAACAATGTCTCAGATAGCTAGCCGTAAATCCGTAAGCCCATCTTGCAGCCGCCTTGCCGCCAGTCATTTCTCCGTTCTTGAAACTCTTGATGGCATCACCGCTACCATGGCGGTTGAAGTTGGTAGATACCTCCTTTGCATCATAGACCGAACGGATGATAGAGCGGTTACTGTCTCGGCTCGCACAATAGGTAGCGAATCGGGCGATATTCTCAGCCACCTCGTTAATGTTCGCCAGATTTCCGAAGAAGAAGTCACGAAGGGCAGCACCGCCCTTGTCAATCTTGCTTCTTTCGCTCTTCACATCTTTCTTGTACTCCTTGGTCCAATCCTGCATGTTCTTGATCTGAACCCAACCGGTTTCGCCGCCGTTCTCCATGAACTCCTTGAAATATCGCTGAACCTTGTCAGAAGTATCAAGTGTTCCGTTACGATACTTGGCAAACAAGCCAAAGCCAGTAGTTCCGCTCAAATCCTTGAAGCTGATATTCGATGCACCCTTATACAAGCCCAACTGCGCATAGTACTTCGCCCAGAGCGCACCATATCTTGCACCCTCCTTAGAAGTAACGTTGCTCGATGCAAACTCCGCATCACGCATGATGTTTCGCATCACGAACTCAGGGTTATATGATGTACACAACTGCGCCATCATTCTTGAGATAGAACTCAATGGTTTCATGATTCCCTTGGCGCCCGAGTTCTCCAGCAATCCATTCAGAGCCTGCGCCGCTCTAGGATTTCCGTTGATAATAAAGGTATGGGTCCTTCCGGCAATCTTTACGTCCACGATATGCTGAGATTTATTCTCTGCTCTTTGAAACTTATAACCTATCTTGTCTCTGCGATACACCTTGTATGCCATACCCTGTGATTCCTTCATCTTCATATCCTTGTTGAAGTCTGAAACAATCTGGTTGATTTCGTCGGCCGTAGCATCCTCAGGAATATCAGGGTAGCGCTCATAGACGATGTTCACCACTGGGTCCTTCTCATACCAGACGCTTGTTTCGGTAATCAGATTATTGCCCGAATTATTTCGCGCGAATCTTGCGAAAGCCTGACGGATAGCATTCATACCGCCGTTTTTGATGGCTCTGTTACCCATCGCACCAATCTGCGCCAGTACGTTTGTTTCACTCAGATACTTGTGTCCTCTCGCTCTCATGATCGTGCTTCCGATATAACTCTTCGGGTCTCCCTGCTCAGTAATGTAGCCATAAGTATCTTCTGCTGTAGCCTCATCATACTTTCTCAAAGGCACATACCAGTTGAACATATTAGATACATGGCCATGCAATTCCTTGCTGATGATGCCATTCTTGTAGTCGCTGTCAATAGAATACTGGGTAGCAGCCTTCACCTTATCCCAATAGTCCTTAACAGAACCCTTCTTGATACTCTCCATCTTTGCTTCTGAATCCATCACGCTCTGAATAGCCTCCGCATCATTATAAGGGTCAGAAGATTTATCCACTTCCTGTATAGCGTGCATACCCGAATAGTCGTGCTCGCCAGCTTCGAAGTCAGCATCAAAGTGGTTTCTGATACTCTCGTCCAACTGTCTGTAGTACTCCTTCAGGTCGATGTTGCCAGTCTTCAACTCGTTGTCAAGATACTCCTTATCGCTATAATAACTGTTTTCCAAGAAGTCAGCATCCTGCTTCTTCTGCTCGTCCATCCTCATCTTTTTAAGGAAGTCACGGACAAAGAACTCTCTGTTTCGCTCCAAACCATGCTTGGTAATCATGTAGAGATTGAAGTTTCTGATCTTCTCATCATCCTTCTTGCCATCGAAAGCATCCAGCACATCGGCCATGGCCTTGTCAAGAGGCTTCATCACGTTGCGCTCAAACATCTGAGCCGCATCACTCATCGCACCCTGCATGGTGTTCTGCAGTATATAAGGATTCTCCGAAGAAGCAATATCCTCAATCTTCTTGTCAGGCACAATCGCATTCATCAGTTTCTTCAAAGAAAGCATATTGTCCATATAGCTCTCGGTGAACATATAGCCATGTTCATCAAGCGAACGGTGGTATCTGTCAAGTGCCGTGCCGGCAGATGGGGTAGTGCGGAAGTGAATCTCACCATCTGTAGCCTCATTCCACTCAGCCTTGGTAAGATTATCCATACTTCTAACCTTTCCGTCATTTCCGTAGAACATACCATCATGTGCCACAACAGCAGGCATACGCTCATGGTCGAGACGGTATTTCACCGCCTCGGCTCTCATCTTCCAATAAGGATCATTCGGATTCTTCTGCAAGTTCTTGCTCAACCAGAGCAGATACTTCACATCTTTAGTATTAGGAGCAACACGATAACCGATTTCGTGAAGGAAATCAGATACCTTGTTCTTGATACCATTCCAGAAGCCCGGTTCACCCTTGCCATCCTCGGCGAGTCGGGCGATACCTTCCTCAATAGCATCATAGATATTCAGAGGATTGAACTTTCTCTCCTCATCCACCAGCTTCTTCAAAGCCGCATTCTCAGGCTTATCCAAGTCGTACCATACTTCACGAAGAAACTTGTCGAATCGTTCATCACCAAACAACTCGCTCATTCCCTTGTGTCCAACCACCTCATGCCAGATGGTCTTCTCGGCAGTATATCTATCGTGGATATTAGGCATGTAAAGATGCACCTCGCCAGTCTTCTCGTCATACCAGCCAGTAATCTTTCTACCTTCCTCAATAGCAGCCTTAGCCGCCTTGTTGGTGATTTCATCAACCGATGAAACCATGTTCACCTTTGCACCAGTCTTCTGAACCACCTTTTCGATATGGCTCTCAACAGATGAAGTAGGGTAGTTGCCATCGCCGTGGTCCGTGCGGAACTTGATGCCGCCATCCTTGCCCCATACCTTGAAGGCATCCTTTGTCATTTTCACGTTGACGAACTTAGCCTGAGGGAACTCCTGTTCCAAATCAGCCATCTGCTGCAAGAACTTCTCCTTTGTTTCAGGAGCCTGTCTTCCCGATTCAACGGTAGTGATAGGAACGCCCAGCTTAGCCAATTCCCTAACCTGATTAGGAGTAACCACATTCCAAGGGATAGCCAAGCCAGTGCCCTTCAACTGCTCAGCGATGCTCTCAGCCACCTCAGAATCAGGAACAACTCTCACCGCCTTTCTCCAGCGTGAAAGCATCACCTGTCTCTGTCTGTCCTTCGGCAGAAGACTGTTCACAGAACCAGAGTGCCATGGCACAAGGCCCACGGCATCCTTAGCACCTTCAGCGTGATAGCCGCTAGTCTTCTCGCTCTCTGGAATCTCCCATTCCACAACCTTGATGTTGCCTCTAGCGTAAGCACCGGTAAACTGGTCGTTCATCATAGAAGTGGAAGTATGCATATAAGGATTGTAGGAAGCAGGTACATCACCCTCGCCAACACCCTTATTCTTGTCAGTCTTCACAAGTGTAAACTTTCCGTTCTTCACAAGGTCCGGCCGCTCGTCTGCACCCATCCAAGCACCAATCTCTGTAGCATCAGTACGCTTACCGTCAATAATAGCAGCCATAGGAGAGTACAATTTACCGTCCACCTCCTGCATTCCGCTATACATTCTGAAAGTCTTCTCCTTGTTGAGACGGTCCAGTTCGTCCTTGTCTGTAACCTTATAGGCAAATCCGTCCTGCTCAATCTCATTCATGGAAATATCATCAATGGTTTCATTGAAATCATCCATGATGTCGTTGATAGCTTTATCCATCTTATCCTTCTCTGAAACCTCAAAGAGTTTTTTCCAAGCATCCTTCAAGCGTTGCAGGATAGAACGGTCGCCCTTTCTTGCAAACTCATGTGCTGCATTCACAACTTTATCACAGATAGACAGGTCCATAGCCTTTCTCTGTCTCGAATCAGCCATCTGAGCCGTCAGCTCGTAAGCATCAGACAGACCGTAAGGCTCTTCTTTAAAGCGTTCCTTATCGTCCTTTACCTTGTCATATATTCCGAGGATAGTCTTTACGCCCTCTATCTGCTTAGGAGTCAGCATGCCCTCAGCCTTGCCTTTCTTAACGAGATTGATAGCACCCATTGTTGCCTCATGAATCATTTCATGCAGCATAACAGTAGGGGCAGCGTAGTCTGAAGCCTTGGTCTTTGTCAGGCCATCAATATACAAATCAATGTTCCTGTAGATGTCTGCTTCTCCTGATCTCTTCTTCGGACTCTCGGAACTTACCTTGATGTTAACACCAAGACGTTTGTTTATATCGAGAACTCTTTGGAAGAGTTTAGCCTTTTCTTTATCTCTATTTGTTTCTTTAAAAATTCGTTCAACGTCTCCAAGTGTGAACGTTCCTCCTGGGTGCAATCCCCAAGTCTCTCTGAGATTCTTTGCTCTAGCGTCTCTATAGGCAAGTTCTCTGTCAGCGACGGCGAGAATGGTCTTATAATATTGCAGTAGATAAGAGCCTCTATTTCCCTTACCGTCATTCGCACCACCAAGATGTCCTCCGGTATGCTGTCCTGATAACTTTTCAACTTTTCGTTCATAATCATTCTTGTAATATTCTATAACGCTTCTGCCAAGATTGGAAAACTCCTCCACGGCATAGTCCGCATCATCAACAAGTCTAGACTTGTCTCTGTCTTCTGCATGCTCTACAATGTCTTCAATGGCAGAATCAAACTTCTTTTCAATCTGCGAAGATACATTTTTATCTACATCTTCCGGAATGATTCTACTATTCTTAACATCTTTTGTATCTGTTTTAGAATACTGCAAGCCTCGGTCCTCACGGAAGTGGGTGCCTTCATCCTCAGAAGTCTTGCGCTCCTCCTGCACCTTCACGCCAATCTTAGACAGGCGGTCAAGTACTGGCTTCAACTGCTCTGGCTTGAACTCAGCAAGCATATTATTACCTCTGGTCTCGAAGTTATTGCCATTAACCAGTTTCAGCAAATCTTCATCCATGAAGTACTTGCCGCCCTTCGCCTTGCTCTTCGGTACACGAAGCTCGTAGAAGTTGCCACGATTGTTGTCTATGCGCTTCACCTTTACTTCACCATCCGATGAAGTAACCTCGTCAATACCACCATGCCAAGAAGAAAGCTCAAACTTCTCGGTCACGCTGTTGATAGGCGCATCTGTAGTCAAGCCCTTAGGGTCGAATCGGTCCGGCATCAAGATACCAGTCTTCACCTCGCCAGTATCAGTAGTATATTTCACCAACTGACCGCCCAAGCCCTGATCCTTGCTGTCAACCAAAGCCTGCATCAGATTACCAGTTACAATATAGCCATTCTTGCGGCTCTCATTGCTAGTCAGTCTATCCCAGTTATCAAAGTTTTGGTTCAATACTCTGAGATGGCTGTCTCCCATACCGATTGCCTGCTTAGTCATGTTGTCGATGGCACTGATAACATCTATATTGCCTTCACCTGCGCCTACCTTACCCGCGATAGGGAATGTAATCTTTCTTCTGCCATCCAAGGTAGCAAAGGAAACGGAAGAGGCGTTAGGCGAGTAGTTATCAGTAATCTTGATGTCAATAAGTCTACCATAACTGTTACCGAATCCGCTCAACTCGTTAGGGTTATTCATATCCGTAGGCAGAACGAAAGTCTGGTTTGTATCGAAGGTATCAAGCACACGCTCAAACATTTCAGCCTTGGCTTTCAGGTTCTTCACAACATCGTTCAGCTTATCTTTTTCCTGCTTATAGATGTTGTCATACTGATAGCCAGCCATCTTTTCAATCTGCTCATCGCTCATGCCCGAATCCTTCTGACCCTTCTTTGCGTCCTTGATATATTTCTCCTTCGCCTTGGTTGCAACCTTCACGGCACGCTCCTCATACTTCTGAGTCTCGTCCGCAATCTTCTGGTCGAAGTACTCCTTCACGGCAGCCTTCTTCTCGGTCTTGTATTCATCCCAAGTCTTGCCGCCAGTCAAACCATCCTGCGAAGTCTTCACCTCAGAAGCCTTCATAGGTTTCTTCAAGATGGCCATGTTTACCTTTTCTATATAGGTGTTGTCTGCAAAGGCGTTATCGCCGCCCGGCTCTGCACCCTGCTTCCATACTTCCTTGTGGAGAGTCTTAGCCTTCAGAGGCAGCTCGGTAATCTCAAGGTCGTTCTCACCCATTTCGTTGAGTCGCTGAATCTCGTTGGCATAAAGCTCGCCAATCTCCTGCAACATCTTCTCCTGCTCAGAAACTCTCAGCAGAGCCATACGCCCAAGTAACTTGCTTGCATCGGCACCAGCTTCGCCATCACCAACACCGCCACCGCTAGCAACAAGAGTCTGTGGGTCGATTCTAGACAAATCATCGCCATTACTCTTTTCCCATCCGAATGGATCAGCCATGCGAGCATAAAGGTCAAGATGCTCTGCCATATACTCACGAACTACCTTATCACCATATTTATTGGTAATATCGGCAACTTCCATTTCGTTGAACTTACTCTTCTGAGAAGAAGTTGTGTTGGCATCAAGTGACTTCAACTTAGCCTTAAACATCATCAGCAGTCGCTGCTCGGCAGGGATAAGGGAAACCACATATTCGTATGCACCTCTAGCCACCTGACCGGTTCGGTCGATACGTCCACGCATCTGAACTTCATCGTTTACGTCAAGCTGCTGCTGCGCCACGATCATCACACGCTTCTTCTGATCCTTATACTTGCTCGAAGCATGAAGGGAAATACCGGTTGCTGCACTCTTGTTGAGAATAAGCGCATCAATCTTACCATCGTTAAAGTCGCGCGCGAGTTTCTTCTTGTCTGTATCTGCACGTTTCACCTTGGTAACAGTTCCGTTGTCGTTATAAACGAACTCGGTCTGTCTACCGGTCAGCTCGCCCACCTTATAGCCAGCCTTCTGCAGCTCGTTCTTGATAACATCAATAGGGGAGAGTGAAAGACCGGTACTTGTCTGTTCAATCTTCCTTTCCAGTTCGTGATAAGCCTCAACTGCCTCATCACCCAAATCCGAAAGCTTGATGTAACCGCTTTCGCTGTTATCCTTGGCATCTTTCTGGGTATAGCGAAGTGTACCCTCCAGACCCTTCTTCAAAGATGTTCCCAAGTCTGGTGCGTCCATTTCCTCGCCAAGCGCAAGGTTGCCAGTCTGCGATTCGTTGGTATTGTTCAACGCAATCACAGGCTTCATGCCCTGCCTCAAATAGTCGATGGCACGTTCTGCAGCAGACTTCGCTTTCAGGGAGAGAAGCACCTGCTGAACGGTATTGAATGCTTTACTAGCAAATGGCTGATTCTTGATACCCAGGGCAGCCGTTCCCTTCTTGATTCCCATAGTAGACTGAATGGCAGCCAGCTCATCATTACGCTCATCCACGTAACTTGAAACATATTTCTTTTGGAAATTGATAATATCATTAAACAAACCGATGATACTATCATACTGCTCTCGCTGCTCCTGAACTCGCTCAGGATCATCAATCGCCTTCCAGTCGATGGTTACGCCAGTCATATCTCGCTCACGGCGAATCATCTGACCGCATTGCGTCAAGGTCTGGCTCATAATCTCCTGCAAGGTTGCACCACCACGCTTTACCGCATCAATCAAATCGGATGATTTCATACCGCCCTCGTTCATGGCAGTACGCAAAGCGTAGATAGGCATGTTGTCTGGTCTCTTGGCAAAGGTTGCAGAGAAGAAGGTAACGTTCTTTGCCTTCTGAATAATGTGTTGGAAATAGTTTCCCTGTCCGCTATTGCCACCAGCCGTGTGGCTTTCGTCAAGGATAAGATAGGCGTTACCCATCAGTTTTTCTATAGCATCACGTCTTCTTTGTCCGCTAAGGGCAGCAGCGCCGAAAGATTTACCCTTCGCAAGCTTTCTCTCCTTGCGGTTACCGTCCTCATCAAACTCATACACACCATTGCTTACTTGGCTGTAAGTAGTCAATACATAGTCGTATTCGTCTGGCAGCTTTCCGTTCTTTTCGATGTAGTCGAGCACACGCTTCACCTCGCTCTTCGATGGCAAAGCAAATACTACATTTCCGTCTGAGTCAGTAATGGCAGCTTCCTTGGCACTACCGAATACAAATGGTCTTAGGTCTGGGCTGCCAATATCCACCAAGTCACGGTAAACATCGCTCAGCAATCCTGCTGTCTTGGTGAAATATACAGGAACCTGACCCTGCTTCTTGGCGTATCTGATAAGTGAAGCAGCCTGTCTTCCCTTACCGATACCTGTCATATCTCCAATGATGAAGGCATTGCCCTTCTTTGCCTGCTGCAAGGCAAGGGCTACAGAGTCAACCTGCTCTGCAGCAAGATGAGAATACAAATCGTCCTTATCATTATAACCCAGTTCATCAACAAGGAACTGGTCGGCATCGCCCAACTTTTCAAGATTCTTGTTTACTGCCTCCTGCTGATCGGCAGGCATAACAGCTTTCAGAGTGAATGGGTTTTCACTCTTAGGGGCGTATGTAACTTTCTCGGTGCTTAGTCCACGTACGGATTTGTCCACCCGCTGTAATTGTCCCCGTGGTCCGCTTCCGCTCCCGGTGCTGGCAGATTCATCAGTACTTGGCTGAGCGTCATTCCGTCCAGCTCCTCCTGATCCATTTCCTCGCTGCTCATTGGTTCCAGTGGTTGGTTCTTTGCTTGGAGAAGGCTCTGTCCCTGTTCCGTCTGTTCTACTATCTCCATTAGGAAGTTCTCCATCTTGTCTTGGTTCGGTTCCTCGTTGATTTTCCAAGTCATCATGGGTTCCTGATATGGAAGTGGAGTCAAATAGGTCAGACTCTCGCTTACCATCTGGTTTGCTTCCTCCTCGTTCTCCTGCTCGTACTCTCTCTTTAGGAGTACCAGTAGCGCCTTGTTTATCAAGTTCTGGTTGAGTACTTCTTGTTTCTCCTCCGATGGAAGAATCCATCCGTTCACTTCGTAGTATATCATCTTCAATTCGTTTATAAAGTTCGTCATAATCTTTCACGGTTTCAGCTCTGGCCTTATCCTTTACTGGTGGAAAGGCATTCTCGTTCAAGCGTCTTCCGTTTATTAATATAATACGTGTAGGGTAGCTGGTTCCCTGCTTTGCATAGAGACTGCCATCCACATTAATCACGTCCTCCACATTATAGTGGCTATAGAGATAACCAAGGAAAGCCTTATCCTTCGGATTCAGACTTCCGTTCTTGGCGTATTCTGTCTTGCCGCCGATAATAATGGCAGCACGGCCATCGTCCTTCATGCTCTCCAAGGCATTGATAGCCATCTGTCCTTCCAAAGAAGAAATCTTGTAGCCGTCATACTCCTTAGGGGTAGCACTACCGAATGGTGGATTTGTTACCACCACGTCAACGTCCTTGTCTGCAAAAGGCTGAGTTCCGTCCTGACTGGTCACGTTCTTGAAGCCCTGTCTTCTCAGGTTCGCCAATCGCTGTGCATCAATATCGTTCACATGCACCTTATCCATTGGCAAACCGATGGTAAGCATACCGTTACCGGCACTAGGCTCCAGAGCACTCTCAATCACCTTGCCGTTACCCTTCACATACATATCCGCAAGGAAAGCGTAAGGGGCAGGGGTAGAGTACTGTTGCTTCATTACTCGCTCAGAATCACGCTGGTTGAGGCTCGGCTGATTCTCATAGAGTGTCTTGATGCGTTCAAACTTCACCGCATCGTTGGTAGACTCCGAAGAAGCAATACCTCTTGCTCGCTTAACAATAGCTGTTTCTGCAAGCTCCTGAAGGTCTGTATCCTTAATATCCTTTAAACCAACTCTCTCTGCCATCTTTCTCAGCTCAACAATACCGCTAAACTTATGCTTGAAAGCCAACTGCAGGTTCACGGTATCAATAAACTTCTTCTCAGCCAGCTTACGATCCTCGGCAGTCTTGGAATCACCCACCAGATTCTCCTGATGCTTAGGCGAAGTCTTCTCGTAGTAGTCAGCCCAATCCTTCAAACTCATGCGCTGCTCGCCATCGCGATAGCGGATATTCATCATCTGCTCATAGATGGCATCCACGTCTTCCTTCTTAAAGAGCTTGGCAGCAGGGGCAAACTCCTTGCGCATTTCCTTCACCACGTCTTCAAGATTGTGCATGCCTCTCTTGATTCTCAGATAAGCATTTTCGGCCATGGCGCTCACCAGCTTAGGCAATACTTCCAACTGTCTAGAGTTAAGACCAACAAACGAAGCAGACATTTCATCCTTGCCGGCATTCTTGAGCATATCCCAAAGGTCATTAACCTTCTTGTTGGAAGCCGCTACTGCTGCATCGTCAGCCTTCTGCTGAGGCTTCTTCTCTGTCTCAGCCTTAGTTTTCTTCTCCTTTCCAAAAGCTTCTGATGCATTCTTGATTCTCTCCATAGGGTCAGCAGATGGTTCCGTTTTAGGAGCCTCAACCTTTGGTTCAGTCTTCTGCCCTCTAGTCTTGGCAAAGATGCTTTCGTAGATAGCACGATGCAAATCATCCGTCACTTCTCCGTTCAGATAATCAAGAGCCATATCCTTGGACAAATCATCCACGTCTGCCTTCATGATCTCATCCTCAGTCAGAGGATGCTCCTTCTTGAACTCAGCGGCAGCCGCTGCAATTGGGTCAAAAGTAGGGTCTGGGTTCTCTTCATTAGGAAGGAGTGGGAGAGGACCTTCTTCTTTCTTGCTGTCAATATAATCGGCAACTTCTTTCAGGTCGCCAAACTTCTTGCCATCATACTCGTAGTATGAACCAGTGTATTCGCCCTTATCGTTAGGCTCATCAACCTTGATGACCTCCTTGTCTCCATCAATTAGAATTTTCTGCTTCATGATAGGACCATTCTTTGATGGAGTCTCGGTTTCCTCGTCCGTCACCTCAATGCGACTTTCGAGTTCCTTGTTTTCTAAGTCGTCAGCCTCTTCTACTCTTGGTCGCTCTGCTTCTGCTGGTTCATTTCCTCCTGATGCTTCTTGTTGAGGTTCTTCATTGCCTGAAACATCATTGCCTCCTTCAATTTCTGAATGTCCTGTTCCATAATCTTGCCATTTTTTAAAGTTCAAATACTCATTAATTAACTCTTCCTTGGTAGGAGCTTCCTCAAACATATTGCCCTCGCCAGTATTTCTAGCTTTAGCGATACGGTTGTATTCGTCAAGCAAATCTCTGAAATCAGAAACCTTGCCCTCCAAGGCTAAAGCCATCATCTGAGAGATAGAAGAGTAACGCTTAGCCGCATCCTCACCGAACATGTCTGGTGTTCTCAGCAGCGTATCAACCTTATTGCCGCCCTGTCTTGCCTCATAGAGCAACTGTATAGCCTGATCAATCTCATCACGAAGAGAGAACTCGCCCAACTTCATGTTGTCCATTACCGAGCGGATAGCGTTGATAGCCTTATTCTTCACCGTAGAGTCGATGCCCAGCATTCTGATAGTCTCTGGCTTGAAGATGGAACCCAAAAGAAGGTTCTTCACATACTCCCTGCCTTGTGCAGAAAGCCGTTCAGGACTATCCATCATCTGTGCCACCTCGTTCTGTCCGATGATGCCTTTATCTACTAACGTCTTTACCAAGTCATTTATTGCCTTGGAATTGTTAAAGAAAGCATCAAGAGAGCCATTTCCCTCAATCTCGGCAACAATCGCGCCTACCTCGTCAGAAGTCAAGGTCTTAGCCTTGGAAACCGCCTGCTCGGTATTGCTCTGAGTCTTCTTCTCATTTCGGTTGAACTTTGCGAAGGTAGCTGCATCGTATGGCAATCTCTCATCGGTCACCAATACCAGACGTGGATGCTCGATTCCGCTCTGCTCAATCTGTTCTCTGGTAAAACCGAAGTTCTCTGCATTTTCCAAAAGGTCGTTGATGTATTCGCCATCCGTACCTTCCTTTGCAGCCTTCTGTCCTGCCATGGTTCTACCGTTACCATCATAAACGATACCCTCGTCAGATACTACTGGAACCTGCTCGATAGCCATACCGTTATACTTTCGGGCAATCTGGTCCGTATTCTGCTGAGCCGCCTTGTCGTGCTCATAGTCACGATCGTTCACGGTTCTGCCCTCAGCATCGGTAGGGAATCCCTCAGATTTCTTATAGTCATTATTCACATCGTGAGAAGGTGTAAGGCTTTCAGCCGGCACAATCTCATAGTGTCCCTTAATCTTTGTCTCTCCGTCAGGCAGCATTCGCGTGCGCTTGTTGCCCACAAGTCTAGGTGCATTCACAAACTTCTGTGCAGCCACGCTGCCAGCCTCATGAGCACCCTCAGCCTGTTCTGTTTTACCCACGGTCTCGGCAACCTTCTTGGCAGTCATAGCCTTCTTGATATTCTGAGCGTGGTCCAACTGCTTCTTGGCAGCTTCAATGGTCTGATTCTTCAAAGCCTCCTGCTCCATGATGTCGTTAGGCTCGGCGGTATAGTCCACCTTCATCTTCTCGGCATCCTTCAAAGCATTCTCAGCCTTCTTAATCTGTCCGTCCACCACCTTCTCAGCATTCTCCCCGAAATCCTCAGTAAGAATCTCCGCACTCTGTTCAGGAGTCATACTAGCATAGTCTGGCGTAGGCCTTCCCTTGCTATCCGTAGCCATAGGAACATCGGAACCATCGGCAAACTTTCGGGTCTGCTGAGGCTGCTCTACTTGTTGAACTGAGGCATCGCCTTCGCTAGCATTTTCCTCTGCTTCTCCATCACTTCCACTATTGGCATTGTCGCTTTTTCGATTTTTTCCATCTGTTTCATTGTTACTAATCTCTTCATTTTTATTTTCTTTAGGTTGAACTTCCTGCTGCGCCTTGGCTGCATCCTGCATCGCCTGCTCCTGTGCCGCCTGATTGTAAGGCTCAGAGTTCTTCATCTGCAATCTCTGACGATATTCTGCAGCAAACTGGTCGAGAGGCTGATTTTGGAACAGAGTAACCTCATCTGCCTTCACGTAAACCATTTCCTTTGTATTAGGATCTATGCAGACGAGCATATCACCGCTACCTTCCTTGGCTCTACCTGTAGTCTGGTCGAAGGAAACATCACCCGAACCAACAAGAAGTGTTCTTCCGCTGCTGTCTTGAACATATAGAGCCTGCTCGCCATTCATCGCCTGACCGTTCAAGGTTCCGTGATAGCTCCAATCAGAAATAAAGCTCTTCACGTTTTCCTCTATAGCGTCGGCAGTAGCCTGCTGCATCCCCTGCACTCTAGCGTTCGCATTAATATATTGGGCAAGTGGGGTCAACTCTTCTTGGGTCAATCCATTCTGAATGAGTGCATCGTAAATCTGTGCCGGTGTCAAGCCCTGCTGGTGCAATTTCTCAAAGGTTTGCTTGAACACATCGTTGCTATCCATCGCTGCATCAAGGGCTTGCTCTGCGTCGCGAAGGTTGCGCAACTCATCAACTACCACGCCGCTATCCGGGTTGTCAGTTCCCAGACTATGCTCCTCGGCAACCGTCTTACCTTGGCTGGCAGACTGGTCTGCGTGTGGCCTCCAGCTAGGGAAAAGCTCATCTTCGAGTGCTCTCTTCACATGATAGAATATTCTGTTCTCCTCATCGGTACGCTTCATTGGGTCCTTGCGCATGATTTTGTCAATATCAATAACAATGCTTCCTTTTTTACCAAGAAGTTCTTTGATAGAAGCCATGAAGTTATTAGTAATACCTCTGCTTTCTGATCTGAGATAGCCAAGCAAACCGTTCTTGTCTGCATACTTTTCCCAGTCAAGATAGAGCGCACTCTTCTGGTTGCGCAACTCATTAATCAGTCGGGCATTATTCGGGTCTGGAATATCCTTATTCTCGTCATATCCGTTTTCTTTAAGGAATCTAAACGCTAGATTAGTGACAGTTCCATCATCATCTATGAACTGCATATCCTTCATCCTTGCGTAGCCCATCAGCGACATCATATCGTCATTATCACGATAAAGCTTCTGCTTGTAAAGAATAGCTCTGCGTTCATCGGCATTCTTATAAGATGTACGTGTAAGCAGCGTTCCATTCTTTGTGTATTCAAGAATCTGTTTGTTCTTCACGTCGTTTACGCTGCGGTAGCTTCTGCCCCTTGTAGTATTGAATAGCCCCATGGCCGCATTCACCTTCTCCTTGGTGCTCTGAGAAACGTCTGGGTCGTTCATAAAATCCGTATATGCCGTTTTGTATTTCGGATCTCTTGGAGCTGTCTTCGATGCACGGTCCACCTTCACGAAAGCATCCATCAGATTCTTGCCCGATGCAGAAGAAATCAATTCATTCTTCTCGTCAGGAGTCAGACGAATATCCACGGCAATAGGGGAACCGTTTGCATTCTTTCCAATCACGAAATTACCACCGCTATTATGAGTAAGATGATGCAGAATATTGCCCATCTTCACGAAGTTGCTAGGCTCGCCAGCCTTGAATGCGCCAACCATCACAACATCTTCCAACCAAGTACCGAAGGAAATATCCTTGTCGCCGGTCACGTTGTCGGCAACCATCATGGTTCCAGCCTCAACGCCCAGACCGGCAGCCGTAGCACCAAACTTCTGCGCGCCATGAAGCAACCGCTCGCCAGTACTCTTCTCCATACCTGTAATACCGAACTTGGAAACCCAAGGAGACATGATTGCGCCCGAAATTCCAAACATCGCACCTGTTACCGCACCATGCTCAGCACCTTTCAGACCAGCCTCGCCGATAGCCTGCAGCGAAGTATCATCGCCAGTAGAAGCCTGATTCAAAGCAGCAGTTACACCCGAATATCCTGCAAGGTTCAGAGCACCTGTTGCTGTTCTGGTTCCCAATCCCGACATGATCTTCTGTGCCGTAGTCATGTTGGCCACCTTGAAAGCCATCTGTTGGGCGGTAAGCTTCTGTGCCGCCTTCATCACGCCAGCTTTCACCAGTCCGTTAGTCAGAACTCGGGTTCCTGTATTCACGGCAGCACTTGCGCCGGCACCGATTACGGCGAGCGGACCAGAATCAGCAGCCATGTTTACGGCAGTAGATGCGAATCTCGTACCGATTCCCGAGCGATAGGTTTCATCCTTGTGACCGGCAACCTTCTGAATCTCCGCATCACCATCAGCAATAGCAATACCTTCCTGCAATCTCTGTCGTGTATCTCTAGACATCACAGATGGAGCCACCACCATACCGATAATAGAGTTGCTGAGGTTCTTGACAATATAGTCAAGCGCACCATGAGGCATGATTTCCTCCTGATTTCGCATCGTCAGAGCCTTCTGAGCATAGTTCATAATCTCTGGAGTAACGTATTTGTCCACGTATTCCTCTACACTCATGTTCAGTTTCTCTGCGCTCTCGGCAATATGGCGCTGCATTCCCTTCTGCGAATAAATCTCGTTGATTTTGCTGCTGAGATTATTCATCAGAACGTTCTGGCGGTTCACCTGCTCCTGCGTCTGTGCATCACGGAAAGCCTGTTCCTTTACCGACTGAGGCGCATAGATGCCGCCCATCTTGTCAAGGTTCTGCTGATACTGCTGACGTGTCAACTCCTGCGCCTCGTTCATAGAAGAATCTACAAGTTCGAGCAGATCATTACCCAAAATACCTTCGGTCTGGCCGTCATTCCTTACAAACTTATTACCCTCCACCTCATACTGGGCGAATGCTCTAGCATCGTCCTCTCTCTGCTGCTTGGCTCTATCCCTGCGAGCTTCAGGAGTAGAAAGCTGCTGCATCGTCTCGTTGAAGTTCTTGGCAGTAGGGGTTATTCTGCTTCTGCTGATAGGGGTAGCTCTCTGCTGCTCCTGACGTGCTGACTGCTCTTGTGCTCTTTGCATGCGTGCGCGCGCATTACTAGCCTGAGCCTGCTGCAATGGAGTCATCTGGTCGTTGCGCATGTGCATCAACCGCCAGTTCTGCATGTAGTCTGTAACCGAAGCAGTAGCCGTTCTAGGCTGCTGAGCCTTCTGCTGCCTTGGCTTCCGATACTGAGCTGCGACTTCCTGCGCTCTCTGCTTCATCGTCAGCTTCTTGACAGGCTGAACTGGCTTCTGCTGCCTTGGCTTCGGATTTACTGCATGAAGTCCGAGTCGCTGCGCAAACTCCTCATACGATTTACTGGAAACAGCACCATCGGCGTAAAGCGCATCATAGAGCTGCTTTCTGTTATGATAGCCCTGCTTGCCGGGCGCATACACGAACTGTCTGAAATGTTCTCTAGTTCCCGATACTGCGCCATCGGCTTTCAAGGCGTTATAAAGTTGGTCAAATTTATCTCCAGCCATATATTATATATTAATGTTTATAATCCAAGTTTCTTTGTATTCTTATAGCCGTTCTTCGACTTACCGGTAGGCTTCGGCCTGTTTCTTGCATTCCTAGCCGCATTTTGCGAAGCTGCTGCCTGACTGGTAACAGATGCGCCCTTTCTCCTTGTGGTGGTCGTTACCTCTGCGCCAGTCTTCGGATTGATGGTCTTCGTACTGGTAGAAGTAGAAGTCTCGCCCTGCGGAAGCTTGCCGTATTCACGGTAGTATTCCTGTTCCCACATGGTCTTGTTAGGCTGATAGCGCATTTTGCCGTTCTTATCCTCAAACCAGTACTTGGCACCCGAGCCGCTACCGCTCCTGCCTGACCGACCACCGCCGCCACGCCCCTTATGGGTTGCGTTGTACTGCTGAATAGCCAGACGCTGCCTAGCCTGCTCATCCTTCACCTTGTCACGCCCCTTCTTATACTCGAAGTCACGCTTATCCTTATCCTTCTTATACTGGTCAGCAGCTGCATCCTTTCCCTTTCGATACTCAAACTTATCCTTGGCAAGCTGATTACCCTCACCACGAAGCCCCATAAGATACTCCTTATAAACCTTGTCTGCCTGTGCAGCAGCACTCTTAAGGTCGAGGTTTGACTGCTTATAGGCAGCATCCGCATCAAGGGCAGCCTGTTTCTGTCTCTGAGCCTTGCGGTTCTGATAACCCTGTTCCATCATGGCAGTAGGGTCGTTGAACACCTGCATAGGTGCACCCTTAGAAGTGTTGACGATGTTTCCAATGTGGCGAATAGCATCGGCAAAGGCTGCAATACGCTCTCTGTTGGTAGTGATTCGGCGGTCATACTCATCAGGAGTCTCGCCCTCACGCATTCCCGGTCTGCTCTTCGGTATAACCTTGCCGAGCCAACTGAAAAAGCCGCCATCTCTCTTCTTAGGATCGGCCTCAAACTCTGGAACCTGCTGTTCCTGCGGCATCTGAAAGCCACTCAGAGCAGTAGAAAGCGTATCATAGCGTGGTGTTCCGTTAGCATTCCAACCAGTAGAAGGCTGCGGCATTCCCTCAAAGTTGCTCTGAGGCTGGGGAGTATTCTCTGCTGCATCGCCCATATAAGGAGTCTGTACTGGTCCCAAGGTAGGATTTGCATTACCGCTTCCCTGCGGAACAAACTCTTCCTGCTTAGGCATCTGGGTGAAGTCTGTAACAGGTGCTGCGCCAGTCTGAACAGGCTGAGCCTCAAACTTACCGGTAGCACCGCCCCCATTCCCGAAGAAGTTAACGCCCGCGGCACCGCCATTTACCCCCGCGGCTCCTCCGTTGCCTCCATTCATCACCTGATCATAATCGGGATATTTCGCCCTCATCAGGTCATGTACAGCCTCAGGATAGCCGCCGATAGTTACCGGCTTCTTCCTAGGCTGCTGCGTATTCTGATTATTGTTTACTCCTGCCATACGCTAATTTTCGTATTTAATAGTAACCGTGTGACCTTCCTTCATAGCCTTACGTACAATCTTGACGGCTTTTTCAATCTCAATTTCCTCGGGGTTATCCTCGGTTGGATGAGTATCTTTGACAGGAGAAAACTTCTTCTCCTCTTCCTCTATAAAATCATACAGCTGAGGGTTGTATCTGTAGCCATTTGCCCAACGACGATATTCTTCGAATTCTTTTGAGGAGACTTTTCCTTCATAGACTATAACATTTGCCATCTTCCGGATCATCTTCTCAGCCGAAATACCATATTCGCAATACTCCTTAGAACCTTTGCGAACTGTTTCAACCAGCTTGGTCTTCTCCTCCAACTCCTTCTTGGTAGCCGCCAGTTCATTGCCCAAGTCGGCAATTACCTCGTCCTTCTCTGCAATCACCTTCTCTTTATAAGCGAGAGCACTCTCGGCACTCTTCAAAGCCCGAGCATCAATCTCGTCAACAATCTTGTCTGCAAGCTTCTTCTTCAACTTCTCATTCTCCCCAACATATTTCAGACCTAACTCGGCAAGATTCTTCTCACGAATCCTTGTAAGGCGAAGTTCCTCTGCAACATCAGCCAAAACAGCGTTCTTGTCATGAATGATGCTGTTCAACTTGGAAATCTCCTTGCCGAGACGCTTAGTCTCGTTTATGAATGAAACAGTATTTAAGGATATTTCCCTGTTTAGGTTTTCACGCCAAGACTTCAAGTCCTCATTCTCCTTGGTTAGCTCAGCAATCTCCTTGTTTTTTTCTTTCAACTCTCTTGTAGCGTTAATCAACCCTTCAAGATTCAAATCGGAATTTTTGATTCTACTATTCTCTGCTTTCAATTTACGAAGTTTGTTTCTTACAGAATCAAGAATATCTACTAACTTTTTGCATTTATCCCTCAAACATTCAATCTCCTTTGCCTGCTCATCCAACAAGGCATCGTTGAACTGGGAAGCTGCTTCTTTAAGGGCAGGGTTCCCTTTCTTTGCTTTCTCTTTACCAGAGACAGGTGCGTTAGCATGCTCTTCAAGCTCCTTCTTCAAGCGTTTCTCACGCATATTGTAATCATGTCCGCTGATGGATATATAATAACCTCCATTGGATAAAACACGGAAAGCTTCAAGCACAGAAGGCTTCTCATGCTCAATCCAGCCACTCTCGTCAAACTCAAATGGCTCTGTTGACTTGTGAAGACTAATCACTGCAAACTCTTTCTCCAATATCTTCTTTGCTTCTTCTAATGTCATAATCTATTTTGTTTTAATGTTTAACTTTTCTTGAACATTTCTATTGAGAAATGCACTAATTCCTCAAATGTGAAGGGAATGTTATCGGCTTCATCTTCATGAGTCATATTACATGTTCCCTTCTTTAGTTTCGGGAGGTTCTTTATAAAAGGCTTTCTGTTTATGTAAGCAACAGCTAACCCTTTTGGTCTATGATGCCTTTCGTAGTCTTTTCTACCGCACAGAATAATCTTTGTTCTATTCATAATCTTAACGTTTTAACTTCATTAACACTTCCCGAAAAATCAGGGGTGGGGAAAATCGGAAAACCGAAATCCAGAAAAAGGGGGTGGGGGGGAGGCAGAATTTCTTTATTTGTATTATTCTACTATAATTTGCAACGGTGGTCAAAGGGGGTGGGGGTCTTGGGGTCGCCTGTTGTGCCTCGTCCACCTTGCCTGTCGCTCGTCCGCTCCACCTTCTAGCTGCTACCCAAGCCCCGACAAGCCAACTGCCTTCTTCAAGCGGTATTGGTTCTTCTCCTCGGGAGACATCATGCTCTCAGCCAAGTGGTCGCTTGCGGCAGAATGAGCGGTTCGGTCTTGTTGTGTTACAATTGTGTTATCAATTGGCTTTCCATTTGAGCCTAAAGCGTTGGTTTTCACCGCCTTAGTACTTTCGAGTTCTGACCCCAATTGGTTCACACCGAAATTGAACATAGCATTTGACGCATTTTGAGCCGCATCGCTAGTGGCTTGCGCCTTCTGCTGCTCGATTTGCTGACGTTCTCTAGACAACTGCTGAGTGTTTTGAAGGTGAGCATCCTCCACATGCTGCTTGCGAGCCGTGTCTTGGGCTGCCACGTTGGCTATCGTGTCGCCCATAGCCTTGTTAGCTGCCTCCTTCGCCATCGCCACGCTTGCAGCAGTTCCACCGCCAACGGCTGCCGCACCATCAGCCTTGCGAACGTACTCGTCCTGTACCTCCTTCGCCCTTCTCATGAGGTTCTGCCCTGCTTTCGTGTCAAGGTAGTCCGTATTGTAGTTCTTGTCGTACCAAGCCTTCTCAGCGTTCGTTCTGTACGTGTTCTCCGCTTGTGCCCTTCTAGCCGCCTTCTTCGCCTTGTTAGCACCGAAGAGAGAAGACGCAACACCGCCAGCCAAGGCAGCAGCGCCTAATATCCACTCCTTTTTGTCCGTGAGTACAGGGCAAGAGGTCAAATTCTTTGTGATTTTTGATAATATTTCCGTCATAATTGCAATTATTTGATGTTTCGAGGGCAAATATATAATATTTGAAGTTCCGTTTTGCCGTGTTCCAACCTCGTTCAAAATCGCCCAAAATCCCACCAATTTCTTTCTCGGGGCGCAACTCACCCCTTTTCCTCCTCCTTCTTTCTCCTCTAGAAGACCCATTTTGTAAACATACGCGATTATTGTAAAGAAAAGACAAGTTGCTAATTATTAGCAAGTTAGTTTCAACCATTCGCAAGGAAGAACAAAAGCAAGATGTAAAGAAAGTTCTTATTTCATAAAAGAAGATTCTTTGCAAACAAAAAATGGGGTTTGCATTAATAGGTACGCACGCACGCAAGGAGTTCGTTAGCAAACTTTAACTAGGCGCATTCAACCTTCTTGAATGGTTTTCACCCACAATCAACGCTAAACTCGCTCATTTCTGCCGATTTTTGCGATTTTCGGGCAGTTGGTCGGGGTTTCTCCCAAATTCGCAAGTTTTGAGCCGTTTAAGAGCCATTTGCAAGCAGATTAGAGCCGATTTTGTGGGGTTTTCGTAGATTTCATGGTTTTGTGCCGGATAATGCGCTCATCTAGGATTAAGGCTTTTAGAAGATGATTTAGGCGGTTTTTATTTTTCTAGTTGGAGAAATATTTTTTCCTAGTTAGGGAAATTGTTTTCTTTGGTTGTGTGGTTCCCTGTACTCTCTCTGTTCTCTCTCTTGTGTGTGTTCCTACCTTATGGGTGAGAGTGAAGAATCCTCGGGGGAGATAAGGGGGCAGCGCCCCCACGGGCGCAAGCGCCCTCCCCATGCCCTGTGGGGCTGACGCCCTCACCACAAGCCTTGCAGCCACTTGCCGAAGGTGTACACCGAATACAGGTAGCACACCACGATGAGCAGTTGCAAGAGCCACTCAGCATACTTCATGGATGGTTTCTTATGTTCCTCCACCTTCCCGAACACATTAAAGAGATAGGCTATACAAACGAGTGAGACTGCACCGAAGGCGAGCCACATGATAATTTGGACTATAATCATTTCGCTATAATCCTTAACTCATCAACTTGCTTGAAGAACTCATCGAGCGTGTCTGCCGTGTAGTGGATGCCCTTGTAGCGGATAAAGGATGCAAAGCCTTCTTTGCTATCCTCCTCGAAGAGTTCAGACACCTTGCAGCCGATTATCTCTGCCATTTGTTCAAGCCTATCAATACCAAACTTTTTGCGAGCCAACATTTGGCTAAGTGATATAGGCTCAATACCCATACCTCTAGCCAAATCTTTTTGCTGCATCCCATGTGCTTTTAAGCACTCTTTTATTCTCAATTGTACCATAATTCTATTTTTTGTGGCAAAGATAATAAAAATATAGCATATAACAATAACTATTACTTATTTTAACGCACAAATATAGTACAAAAGCCATCTTGAAGTGCAAAGTTATGTTTAAATGCTATACTTTTGTGTAAAATATCGTTAATAAACATAACTAAATTTGGAGAATATAGCATAAATACTTATCTTTGCACCCGAAATCAAGTTGGTTTGATTTCTCAAGCGTAGCAATGGTACATTTAGAGATTTTGGCTAGTAACGAACGCTATACAAATAGGTTAAGTAGGCAAAACACTGAGGATGATACAGGCAAAACACCGAGGACATCGTACACCGAGTTAGTTGCCACTCTCAAAGCAACAAGACAAAGAAGTCTCAAACACTCATCACGCAAGATGTAAAAACGCTAGTCGTGTTAGACTAGAGAAACATCGAAACACGTCAACCCACGGACGTTAAACGAAGGGAGTTAGGCTGCATAAGACTTGCAGACGTTGGGCGCAAACGTACACCTGCATCTATTGTAGAACATTTTAACAACAACGACAATGGAAACAACAAAGATGTGTTTATTAGAATTGACTAAGGCTGATGCTATGGTATTAGCCAACGTAATTAGAAGAACTGCAAACGAGAATCCATTTCATTGGAAGGAAAGCAGCGTTGAGAAGACAAGAAACCTGTACGATAACGTAATCGCTCAGTTGTACGACTATAAATATTAAAGACTATGGCAAAGTTAGCAGATTATTATATTTGTGACCTTCGCTACATCGATGAAGGTTACGTAATACAAGACGAAGACGAGGTTTACCCTAACACATATGAAGACAATGATGAGTACATCAAAGAGTTTTGGGGAGAATATCCGTTTATCGGGAAGTTTCCTGTAATGTACAGAGGTAAACTTGTTGATGTGCTTGTGTTCAAAGATTACGAACAATACTTTGGAGTGTTCAAAGATGAAGGCAAGTGCATGAAGGACTACATAGTTGTGAAAGACTACATTTGCGAACCCGACAGGAAACCCGAAGTTGTTGCACAATTCGACACAAGAGAAAAGGCAGAAGAGTACTCCTTACAACATGAAGGTGTATGTTGGGTGTATGAAATGAGTAAGGAATGGTAAGTAACAATGTGGGGAGATAAGGGGGCAGCGCCCCCGCGGGGCGTACGCCCCTCCCCACGCCAAACAGACAAAAGATTATGGAAAAATATTTGGTAAACATATACAGCGTTATCGTACAAACAGACGGAAAGATATTTCGGAATGAAGATATATCCAAAGTGCATAGCGAGAATGCATTAAAACTCATAAAAAAAACGATCAAGTTATTTGGCTACAAGTACGTAGGACGCTTTAAAGATACACACGGACGCTATTACACCAAGTATGCGTTAGAGAATGAGGAGTTTTCACTAAGGGAATGTGAAGTTGTCTACTTAGTAACAATAACAAAATTAAAATAAGACTATGGTAGCAAGTAATTTCGTAGAATACCGCAGAATCGAAAGATATGCGGACAGAGTAACAATGGAGCCAATATGCACGGAGTACCTTAACGACAAGGAACTTGAAATGCTGAAACAAAGCCTTAAAAAGCAAGGTTACAAGTATGTTGGACGCAGCAAGGACAGATACGACAACTATTACACGTCTTATGAGCGTAAGAGTGAGTATTCAACAGAAAGTTGTGAGATTATCATCAAAGCAATAATAACAAGATTAAAATAAACGATTATGGAAAAGACAATAACACTTTCGGGCGATGAGATATACAATATCACATCAGCTATTTACGACAGAATTATCCTTTTAGAGGATACTATCGCAAATCACGAGGATTGTCCTATAACGCACAAGCGATTGAAGGAGTTTAAAGAGATTTTAGCAAAGTTGAACTATTAAAACGATAAGAAAATGGAAAAGACAATAACACTTACGAGCGATGAGATTTCAAGCATCACTCTCGCTATATACGACAAGGTAATGAACCTTTCACAAGCAGTTCTTATTTGTGGTGCGGAACTCACACCGAATGCACAACAGAGAATTGAGAACTTAAAGGCAATCGCCCTTAAATTGAATGGTATAGAATATTAAAGATAGGTGATACGAATATGAGAAAGAATAAGACTTACGAGCAGCAGAAGAAGTTCTATGACAAGAGTAACGACTATGAGAGTTTAGGGGCATTATTCTTCGAATGGCTTACTAGCGGTTATATGACCGCAAAGCAGATGCAAGATGTGTACAGAGAAGGAACAAAGGAATGCAAGGAGTACATCTTTGAAGACTTGTTTCACCTTGTAGGACACAAAACCTTCTATCAGTTCGTTAGAATCTTCAACTTTGGCAAGAAGTAACATGGAGCGGTCAGCGAATAGAGGAGCACATCACGTTCAAGCCGTGAGACCGCACAAGTTAAATCAATTAATAAAGAAACAGAAATGGAAAAGAATATTTGTTTATCTTGCAGATTTGCATTCAGAAATGGCAAATGCAATCGACTTGTAGTATCTAGTATGGGTATGAATGACCGCCTTGGCAGTTACTATAAGAAAGACAATAAATGCCCTTATCATGAAGAAGGAAACGATTGCAGAAACAGAGATTATGAGCCAATTAATTTTTATAATTCATAACAATTAAAAGAAAGGAAATTGATATGAAAGTACATCACATTGCACATTACGAGTATGGCAGCAGACCGCACTCGGAAATGAGAGAAAAGGAGTTTCCTACACGTTGGGAGGCCGAGAAGTTTTGTGAGGAATGGAGGAGAGAACATTGGTATTTTGGCGGTGCAGCATGGGCAGAAAGCATAACAGAGCCTAGACCTATAACCGCTAATGATATTCTCGCAGCCGCAGTAATTAAAAAGATTTTAAGATATTAGCAATATGATGAAGAAAATTTTAACTTTGAAAGAGTATTGGAGACTAATCAACGAGATAAGCGACTATCTCAGAGAAGACCATGACACCATTACCACAAAAATCAACGGAGTGGAATATATAGTGTATAAACGTCTAAATCCAGACTATGTGGAGTTTCTGAACAACGAAACGAAGGAAGTCACTTTTGTTGATATTATAGACGAGCCAACCGAGGTTTCAAGCCTTTTGGTTCAGTCAGCAGTAAACGAAATAAATAACAAGCAAAAACATGTTAGAGTATGGACATCACAATTTATGTATTAATCTTCTTGGTCGGCAGTCTTACAGGCTACAGGCTGAGAGCAGCAAAAGACATGGAGGACGAGTAATATGGTTAAGTTAGAACTTACAGACGAGGAGTATGACGCAATCAGAGCGTTACTCTACCAAACAACAACATCAGCCTATGCAAAGGCAGTTGGTTACGCAGTCTTCATGGCAGCACATTTGGAGTTGTTTCCGGAGACATATAAGACATTAGAAGAGATAAACAAGAAATTAAATCAATAAAGATATGAAAAAGAGAATTAAGATAGTTTTGGTAGTGGCAACGATAGTTGCCCTACCTCTTATGGGAGCCGGAATGCAGCAGAGCAAGAGCGAGGAGAAATCTTTGCTTGTAGACTTCATCGAGTATTGCAAGACATGTGAGAACCTTAGGCAAGTTGATCCTCACAAGGACTACACCCAAGCAACTCTCCATGAGCTGAAGAATGCAGCACGTTTCTATGAGGAACAGGAGAACTTTGCCGACTGCACAGATTATCAGCAGCAAGCAAAGATAGACAAGATTATTGGTAGAACTTATGATGCTAAAGTCATTAACAAGTAAAGACTATGAGCGCAGATGATTTACAGAAGTTAAGTGACCTCCTTCTAGCTTTCAGCAACGAGGAGGCCACAAAAGGAGAACGTATCGCCATATCAAGGGCACAAGCAATCGTTTTCCGATATTATTTATCAAAGAAGTTTGGAGCAGTTTAAATTATAGGAGATAAAATATATGAATACAAACAATGCAATTTATATTTTTGGTCACATGGTAGGTGTTGAGGTAGAGAATATCCAAGACGTAGTGAAGGCACAGGAAATTGGATTTTACCTTTCAGACGAGCAAGGCAATGGTTATGATTACACCATCATGAGAGAAGACGAAGAGGGAAACGAGGTGGAATGTGAGCCAACCGAGCAAGAAATCTTTGAACGTGTTTCAACCGCACTAGCAGACGGAGAGAAGGTGTACGCCTGTATGACATTGTCGCCTGATTGGGACGTACAGAGACACGCAAAGACGCATCTTACAACCAACTTCTATGTTGGGCAGCAGGTTTTCACCATGCGTAATAACAAGATAGTTGAGAAAACGATTAAACGCATCATCATTGAGAAGAACGAAGACAAGGAAGTCTGCAAGCTTTTGCTAGGTTATGATAGTACATACACCAAGGGCGTAGACGTCTTTGCCACCAAGGAAGAACTTGTAGAAAGTCTGTTGAAGGAGTAAGTTTAACCCGATGGAGAGAAATCTCCCTCACAAACCATTTCAAGTATGACTAATTCAGTTGTTAAAAATCTGTTGGATAAAAAGGATTGGAGCAGAATCATTTTCCGCTTTCCTACATCAAGCTATACTCTGTTCAATAGCGACAGATACGAGATAGATAGTTTCTGTATATATATCCATGACGATACGTCCAGAGAGTACGAGGAAACGAAAGTTCTAGACATAAGCAGTCTTATTTCCATGGAGATGAAAAAGAAGAGTTTTGAAGATATTGTAGAGGAGATGTAAGCGTAGACAAGAGCACTTGTCTTGAGAAGATAAACGAGAAGAGAAAATAGTTGTTGTTGTTATATATATGGCGAATGCGGTATTCAAGCCGCTACAGATGGTTGCAACGTACCATCCGTCCACTAGTATTAATTTTAAAAGAAAGGATTTGATTATGAAGAAGTATGTAGTAGAAATCGTGGAGAGAATCACCTACAAGGTGGAGTATTCCGATATTACACCGGAATGCGCTGAACGTCTTGCAAGAGAAATGTACGATAGCGGACATCTTGAAGGCACAGGCGAGTTGGAAAGTGTTTCGTTTGATATAGAAGAGAAGGAGGGCGAGTAAGATGAAGAAACAGAAAGTATTTGTATTTACCGAACTCTATGGCAACGATAGCGACACAGAGGTAAATGTTTTGGGAGTTTATACCACCAAAACAAAGGCAAAGGAAATGTTGGCAGATAAAAAGCAGAAGGTATTGGAATCATACGAGCAAGCCTTTAGCGGTGAGTATGAGGTTTCTGAGGACCATCCAACCCTCTTCGAGATTACCCTAAAGAACGAGTATATTTGGGAGCAGCTTTTAATAACAGAAAAAGAAGTAGAATAATGATAAAGAAATTTCTATTCAACGAGTTCGGTGTATGCAAGAATCCTGACAAGACAGAAATCGGCAGCGGAATCCCCCATATCGAAATATCCACAGCTTATGTTAGAGGAAAGTGGACGTATGGTGTGACGTACATGCTAGCAGATAGAGGAGGGGCGTTTGGAACTAACCTCAGCAACACGAATTGGTTCAAGACACAGGAAGATGCCATAGAGCATGCTTTGAATTGGGTAAAACATTGGCTTAACGTACAGATAGAACAAGAGCGCAACCGAAATAGTTCTGTTTGTAAGAGCGCAGCTAAGATACTGAAGGAAATAGAAAATCTACTCCCGAAGAAGAGATATGTACAACTAGAATTATTTGATTTTTAAGAATATGAATAAGCAAGAATTTATCTTCGTCTTCCCTCAGTCGGGTGAGACGATAACAAAGAAAATGAATCCTTTGGCGGTGAAGGATGCAGCCGTGAAGTATCTGAAAATGCAGAACGAGGTAAGAGGAGACATCTGTATCATCAAGAACGCACATGAAGATGTTGTGGCCATGGCCTACGTGAGCGACATGATGAAGGTTTCCTTCTTCACCGAGGATGAAAGTGTGAACGACATCAAACCGATAGGAGTAATCGAGGAAGGAGGGGAGAAATGAGCGAAATCAATTTCAAGGCAAAGCTAATTGATACAGAAATGTGGTTAGATTGCAAACCTTATGCTAATAGTCAGTTCTTTTCGAGAGGAAATATTAATCCTACTATAGACACCAACACCCTCTGCCAATTTACAGGCGCACGGGATTGTAACGGATTTCCTATCTATGAGCATGATTTGCTCAGACAATACGAGGATACAGGCAGCATCTATGAAGTAGTTTGGAATCAAGGCAACACTAGTTTTAGTTTGGTCGATACAGAATACCCTGTTCTCTACCCAAATACTTTGGGGAGAATGTTGCGTAATAGGCAACTAAAAGTTATCGGCAATAAATTCGACAAGAAAGGAGGTAAGAAATGAAATTACGACAGGCGAAGAAGATACTTTGTAGAAAGAAAAACTATTTTTGGAGACCACGAATCATGGTTTATGCTTATGGCTTAGGCAAAGACCACAGAATCGCAAAGGCTATCTGTAGGGTTCGAGCCTATCAGAAGAAAGGAGGTAAGCAATGAAAGCAAGATTTGTAAAGAAGATACTTCTCGGACCCGACAAGGGTAAAAATATGTATTGGCTGAAACGAGTGATTAAAACTTCTTTTGGTTGGAAAGAAGACCACAGAGTTGTGAAAGCACTTCAAATTTATCATCGCAAGAGAAGAAGAAAGGGGGTAAGCCATGAGTAAACAGGAATGGTTCGTTCTCTTTATCTTCTTATTCACGATACTGATGGCAATATTAGGTTGAGGATATGGAAAAGGCAAGAATCATAATCTACGATGATTGGGCGATACTCGATGAGACAGAGACCTTCTTCAAGGATAAATCCTATCTTATCGGCATCGCCAAATCTACCCTTCAGCAGACGCCCGATGCGGTAATTGCTGAAGTTTGGGTAAATGACCGGCTGAAAATGAAGTTCCGCATCAATAGCAAGGGCAAGGTTCAGCAATGCAAGGTCAGTCAGCATCCAGGGTGGGGTGGCCGCAGAGAGCGAGCCGGAGCACCGAGCAAGGGCGCAGCTGCACTCATCTATAGGGTTGTGACGCATGTAAACGAAGAAACGTTTGAGTTTTGTGAATCCCTAGGACGCAACAAAGGCGCATGGCTCAGACAGGCTATAGCCGAGAAACGAGAACGTGAAGACAAGGAAAAAGCAGGGCACTAGGCTCTGCTTTTTCTGTTTCTTCTTGACTCTATCCGGATAGGAAGAGAGTGTAAACTAAACTGTGTCAAGCTACAATAAAAGTAGTTTAACACAGTTTTTATATTATGGACAACTTAGAAATTGATTACAAGATAGCAGCTCAGCAGTTTCGTAGTGGTGTAGCCTTATTTGGCAAGGACGGAGCATTAGCTCCATTGTTAGAGCGTATTCTCAACTCAGCTCTCGAAGGTGAGATGGACGCTCATTTAAGTGAAGAGG